CCTTGGTGTTGTTGGGTAGGACGTGGGTGTCCTGTTCTTAGTGGCGAGGAGGTGTTTCCGATGGCTGATTGGCGTCACCGTGCTGCTTGTCGTAAAGAGGATCCGGAGATGTTTTTTCCTGTAGGGCAAAGTGGTCCTGCTTTGGTGCAGGTTAATAAGGCGAAGGCGGTTTGTCGTCGGTGCCCCGTCGCTACTGAGTGTTTGATCTGGGCTTTGAAGTCTGGACAGGATGCTGGTGTGTGGGGTGGTTTGTCTGAGGATGAGCGTCGGTCGTTGAAGCGTCGTGCTCAGCGGGCTGGCCAGCCTTTGGAGCACGTTGCCGAGCAGGAGGCTTACGCTTTCCGGTAGGATGTATGGTGGCTACTACTTCAGCGGTGACGAAGGCTCAGGTAGATGGTTTTATTGCAGCGTATAAGTGGCTGAGTGATGTCGCTAGTACGTTGCAGCTTGAGGCTAATGAGCTAAATGCTCAAGCCTCACGAGGTGGTACTCTGTATTCATCTCCGGGTGATGTAGCTGCGCTTCATAAGAGGGACGGGCTTTTACGGGCCGTGCGGGAACTACGCAAAGCTGCTGCGCATAATCATAAGCAGGCTGGTGAGTTCTCGCGCGGTCCGTGTCCTGCGTGCGCTCGAGCGCAGAATAAGCATTGCTCCGGGTGTGGAGCTTGTTCTGACATGAACATTATTCGTGGGGCTAAGGGGCACCTGACTATTGAGTGTCCTGTTTTAATTGAGGCTGGTTTTCCTGCTAGAGTTTAGGGGTTGTTGTGAGAAACTTTTTAGAAGAGCTTGATGCTGCCGAGATGAATACCCGTCATGCTGTGAGTTCGTTGCGTCAGGGTGCTACTCATATTGATGATGCTATGCAAATGAGTCCTGAGTATGCTGACAAGCTTAGTGGTTTGAGTTCGCAGTTGTGGGCGATGGAGGAGCTGGTCCGTGATATTAATATGTCTATTGCGAAGTTGCATTCATCGGCTCGAGTTGCTTCATGATAAGATTTTATTGTGGCATTTCTTTAACATAAAGTTGTCTCGAGTTTCTAGTAAGTGTATGTCTTGCAGTGAAGATGCAGTTATTCATGGGTATTGTTATTATTGTTGGGATTTGCTGACGGGGAGCGGTTGGGTGTAATGGATTCTTCTGATCTGACTGAAGTGTATTTAACTGAGTATAAGCTTTTGAAAGAGGAGCAGCGTTCTCGTATTACTGTTCGCGATAATTTGATTTATGCTACTTTTACTTCTGTAGCTGCTGTGGTGTTTTTTGCGTTTGGTAGTTCATCTCCACATGTTGTTGCTTTACTATTGCTTCCTCCTGTGTGTTTAGTGTTTGGGTGGACTTATTTAGCTAACGATACAAAGATAACTGAGATTGGTAATTATATCCGTACGGAGTTGTCTCCTAAGCTATACAATTCTTCTTATGTCACTGTTTTGGGTTGGGAGTCATTTCATCGTTCTGTAAAGAATAGACGTAGAGTTAAGTTTATTCAGATGTCAATAGATATTCTTGTTTTTTGTGGTGTTGGTTGGGCAGCCGCTTTAGTTTACGGTATTATGGTTCCTCATCCTTCGATTATTTTGATGTTGTTTTGTGGTGTTGAGGCTTTTGCTATCGTGTGGTTTGCTTACGAGATCATTGGTCATTATAGAGCTTCTTGCTCTGCTGTCTGATCTCGCAAATCCTGTAGATCTCTAGATTCTAGTTGACCTCGTGCTGCCTGCATGCTAACCTACGGGTATGACGAACACCGAGAAGGTTTCCCCAAGGCAGGGAGGCGTGATGGCCACGCAGCGTGTTGACGAGCATCGTGTTGGTGTTCTTGTCCCTGAGCACTATGTGTTCGTGGATGTTCTTGATCTTTATGCTGGCAACGCTAAGGATGATGTTGCTGCGTTGGTGACGCGTGCTCGTGTCCCGGGTGCGTGGTTGTCGTTCGCTGAGAAGCAGAAGGTGAAGGCTGCTCGGTACGCGCGTCGTGCGGTGGGTGATCGTCGTGCGTTGTCTCAGTGTTCCATCTGTGGTGCACATATTCGTTATGCGGTGGTGTGGTCGTGGCGTCCTGATATTGACGGCGAGTCGGGTGTCATTACGACTGGTGTGGATTGTGCTGCTTCGATGGGTGCGGCGAAGATGTCTGAGGTTGCCGCTCGAGCGGGCGCGTTGCGCGAGTTCGTGGCTGGGATGCGGAAGAAGGCGCGGGCGGCTGAGGAGGCTGTTCCGGCTGAGGCTGCGGAGCGTTGGACGAAGATCGACCAGACGAGGCGTGAGTGGTTGGCTGCGTCTCCGCAGAATAGGCGGGTGTCTGGGTTTTTGTACCGGACGGTTCAGGAGCATGTTACTGCGGGTTGTGTTGGTGCTGAGAAGTGCTTTTATTGCTCGCTTGCTGAGGATTTGGTGACGCGTGGGACGTTGACGGAGCGTCAGGTTTCTGCGGTGATGCGTGTGGTGAGTGGTCCTATTCCTGCACCGTATTTGCCTATCCCGTCTGGTGTTACTCTGGTGACTGGTAAGATTATGAGTTTGAAGGCTGGCAAGATGTTGGTGCAGGGTAATGGTTTCCGGGTGTGGACGTTGCCTCCTGTGGAGCTGCGGTCGGCGCCTACGGGCTCTGAGGTTCGGTTCGTTGCTGACTTGGAGTCTTCTGCCAAAGATGAGCGGTTCTTGATTGGGCACGACGCGCGGGATGGGGAGGTGGTGGGCTGATGGCCAGGCAGCCGGTTCCGGCCCGCGTGGCGCGCGTACAGCGCCTGCGTTGGTCCGGTGCTGCGGGTTCTCATGGTAGGGCTCGGGTGCGTAGTACTGATCGTCGTAGGGCTGTCCGGGATGCGAGTGATGAGTGATGCCTACGCCTTCTGGGAAGCCTAAGCGTGGTGAGAATGTGTTGTGGGTTGAGAAGGATAAAACGACGAGGGCTGTTGTGCTGCAGCGCACGGAGGGTACTAGTTGGAGTCTGAAGGTTCGCTGGCTTGAGGGTCCTGTGAGGGGTCGGGAGCGGTGGATCACTGAAGCACAGTATTGGATGGATCACGGTCAGCTTCGACTAGATCTTTAAGGGGTTTTGATGAGGTCAGATCTCATTCGCATGAATTCTTTGCAGACGCAGGATGAGCTGATGGCTGCGTTGTCGGCTGTTCGTGAGTGTCAACAGAATTTGAGTGTTGCTGTTCACATGATTGATCAGTGTGATCTGTCTGTGACGGATGGTGTGGTGTTAGCTGAGTTTGATGCGTTTGCTACTCAGGCTAGCACTTCTCTTGCTAATATTACGGCTTTGGTGTGTCGTTGGTTGTTATCGGTTTCCCGTGAGGTGCTGCATTCTGAAATGAGTGAGGATTAAGATGGCTAGTATTCCTGGTGTTACTACGTTGACTGAAGATCAGCGTGATGCTTTGAGTGGAGTATTGGATGTTGTGGCTAGGACTCTTTATCATATGAGTTGTGATTTGGTTGTTGAGGAGTTTAAGATTAAGGATACGGGTCTTGTTCCTGTAGATCATCCTATTCTTGATTCTCTGTTTGATATCAAGGGGTCGTTGAAGGATTTACGGGATCAGTTGGATGATTGGCAGGGTGCTCTTGTTGAGGCCACTCGTCTTGCTCGTGAGGCTCGCACTAGCCCACGTTGATCTTGGTCTGTTTTCCTCGGTAGGAGGGTCCCCTCCCCAGGGGATATAGCATTCGGGTGTTGACAACAAATAATCGTGACAGGGTGAGTTGATTCGTTATGGACAGTGTTGATGTTGTTACTGAAACCCTTGATGCGTATCGCGTGCTGCAGGAGACTCGTGTGGGTGTTGAGTTGGCTCAGCAGGAGTTGTTGAAGGCGCAGATCGCGAAGAATAACGCGGACGCTCGGTTTTGTAGTTTGCTGAGTGGGTTGTCTGATGGTGAGGTTCAAGAGGTGAATGACCGTTTGGCGTCGTTGGGTGTGGCCGGGTCAGTGGTGTCGGAGGGTGGTGGTCCTGATGCCTGGCACTAATAGTAATACTGATTTTAATGTTGATACGGCTGGGTTGTTTGAGATTGCGTTGTCTTCTTGTCGTCGTGAGTGGTCGCGTCCTGGTTTTGAGAAGTTGGGTGTGCGGTTGCAGCGTGCGTTGTTGTGTGAGGAGATTCTTTATATAGCGGCTAGTTTCGGTGAGGACGCGAGTGACGCGTTGGTTCGTCATGTTGTGGATGCTGGTTGGACGTATGCGTTTAGTGGTGGAGAGTTGAAGGGGTCATGATACTTCGCACTGACGATTTCGACGATGTGTACACAGCTTTTCGCCTTTATGTGACGTTGCAGGAGGATAAGGCTCGGGTGGGTCGGGCTAGGAAGTTGTTGGATGAGGCGTTGGGTGTGCAGGAGAGGTCTATTGATCGGTATGGTGTTGCGTTGCGTAGGTTGTCTGAGGCTCAGCGTGGTGAGTTGACTGAGCGTGTTAATGCTTTGCCGGGTGGTTCTAATGGATGAGATTATTGAAATCATTGTGGTGTTTCGTGATTTACAGTCAGCGAAAGCTGATGTTAGCGAGGCTAGAGTTAAGTTAGATCATGTGACTGATATTGCATGCAAGCTTGATGGTGAGTTTGCTGCTATGGTTAGTGGGTTGTCGGAGAGTCAGATGCGCGAGTTGAATGATAGGTTAGATATCGAGTTTGGCCCGGGTGGTTCTGATGTCTGATTCTAAAGTTGATGATACGTTTAATCAGTATATAATTTTGTTTTCTTCTTCTGAGAAAATACGTATGCTTAATAAGTTGTTGGATGCTGAGTGGCGTGTTCGGGTTGAAGCTAGTTCTACTTATTCTAATTTGTTTCGCGGTCTCTCTGATGGTGAGAAAGAGGAGTTTTTTTCTAGGATTGGTCAGTGGGCGCGGCAGTGGGCTGATAGTATTGAGGCTATTTAGTGTTAGAGTCGTTGGGTGTTCTTCTTTACATACTGCTTGGTATGTTTTTGTTGGCTTTGATTGTTTTTGGCGTGTGTTGGTTGTTGGAGAATCGTCGGTAGGATGTGTGATGGGCGCTGTGATCGCTATGTTGGCTGGCATGGTGTTGACTGTGTTAGCGGGTTTTGTACTGGGTTGTGTGGTGGCGTTTGGTATACTGGTGGTGTTGTTTGTTATCGGGTTGTCTAGTTAGGAGTGTTGTCGTGTCTGGTGTTGATAAGCCTTCTGTTGCTAAGGACTCGCATGGTTTGCGAGCTAGTAGGGATTCTAGGTTTGGTGGATCGGCGTCGCAGGGGTTGGGTTATATTAGGGGTACGTTGAAGCAGGCTGCTGAGGTTTCTGATCCTGAGCAGAAGCTTCTGTTGTATGGGTCGGCGGCGTGGGCGTTTGAGTCGTTGGATCAGCGGTTGGTGGAGGGTGACGTGCTCCCGGGTCAGTGGTGGGCGTCGTATGGTTTTACTGAGCGGGTGGATTCGTTGGGTGACGTCGATGAGGATTTGTTGGCTCATTGGCAGTCAACTAATTCTGAGGTTTCCTAGTTAAATATTGGCCCCTATAGCTCAGAAGCAGAGCAACGCTCTTTTAAAGCGTGGGTCGGGATGGCAGAATTCCCTGGGGGCACGGCTGCACCGTTTTATTGTTTGTGTTCTTTTGCTTTTGTTTGAGTGGCGGTGGCCGGGTGGGGTATGATGGTGGTACCCCAGTGGTCTGGGTATCGTGTGACATATCGCGTCGTGACGCGTCGATTCCGGTCGTTGTGACATATCCTATCGAGTCGCGTCGTTCCTGTTCGACCTATCGCTTCGAGTCTAGTCTGGTCTGGTCGCTTGACGTGGCAAGTCATGCCCGGTCCATTCGCACTGACATGTCCTTTCCCATCACCCCACTTCTGCACGACCGTTCAGATCGCTACATTTCTGTTCATGCTGACATGTCCTTTCCTGCCCTTTCACTTCGTACGACCTATCGGGTCGCTCCCGGTCGATTCATGTGACGTGTCATTTCCCGTCCAATCGCTTCATTTGACAAATCACTGCCCGTCCGATCATTTCGACAGGTCCAGTCGTTTCGCATCTTGTCTTATCGTTTGACGATTCGCGTCTATTTGTTTCGATGTGACCTATCGCGTCGAGTCTGGTCCTTTCCGGTCTTTTGACAGGTCAAGTCGAGGCGTATCCCTTCGTTTCGACAAGTCCATGCCACTCGATCCGTGTCAGTTGACTACTCATGTCCATGCTGGTCGAGTCAGGTCCGTTCGACAGATCTTTTCTGGTCCTTGCTAGTCCGACAAGTCCATGCCACGCTTATCGATTCGATTGACTACTCATGTCGCGTTGTGTCGTTCCCGGTCTATTCGACTGATCGTCACCGATCCATTCTTACTATACCGACAAGTCCCTTCCGATCATATCGGATCGTGTGACTACTCACGTCCATTCCTGCCACGTCTTTTCACTTGACTACCCATTACCGCGTCAACTCATTTCGAGTGACAGACCTATTCGTTCCCACTCGTGTGACTTCTCTGGCCCGGACAATTCGTTCCCAGCGACCTGTCGATGCTCTACGGTTCAGGTCGTTTCTTTCGACTTTTCACATCGCGCCGTGTCTTGTCGCCCGACAGATCACTACCGACCCGCTCTGTTCTGGTGACGAGTCTACGCGATCCATTCCGATTCTTTTCGTTCGACCAGTCGCGTCTCTTTCTTCTTTTCCGGTCGTGTCTTATCTTTTCGACATCTCACATCCCGCCGACCCGTTACGACTTTCCATATCCCGCCGATTCGTTTCGACATCTCTGTTCGAGCCGACCCGAGTCGTTTCCCTTCGTTTCGACTACTCACGTCTATTCGATGCGATGTGACCTGACGGATCGTGCCACGTCCCTTCGTGTCAGTTGACTACTCAACGCGAGCCCGCTCAATACTGTGCGACTACTCATTCCCGCGCGATACCGCTTCGATTCGTTTGACTACTCTGTACAATTCCGCTCAGTTGACTACTCATTCCCACTCGATTCCAACTCAGTACGACTACTCAATTCACGACCGTTCGGTCCGCTTCGACAGATCGATTCTGGGCTCTCCACCTCGACTACTCTTTCCCGCTCGGTCCGCGCCGGGTCAGGTGACTGCCCTTTTCCTCCCACGTCGGGTCCGTTCGACTACTCTACTTCGATTCCTATCGATTCGAATCGCACGACTTCTCCTTACGTTCCGTGTCGTCTCGTATGACTACTCAATCCACTTTCTGTCCGTATCTTTTCCGACTTCTCCTTGCGTTTCGGGTCGTCTCGATTGACTACGCTATCCACGTCCACTCACTCCGTGTCAGTTGACTACTCTTTGCGTGCCACTTCTGCTCTGGTGACGTGTCAGGTCCGTTCCCTACCTTCCGGGTCCGACTATTCTTTACGTGTCACTTCTGTTGACGGGTCAGATCGACTCTGTTCGCTTGACGTGTCAGGTCCTAGCGGCACACTTCCGACTACTCTTTACCGCTCACGTCTTATCCGACTAATCATGTCCAGTCCCGTCTGACTACGCGATGCGTTTCTCATCCCCTCAGCTCGATACGACGAATCTATTCATATCGGTTCACGTCCTTTCGACTACTCTCGCCTCTCCCCTGCCATGCCGACTACTCGTGGCGATGCGATTTCATTACTCATCCGTTCCGACTACTCGACGCGTTCCGTCTTCGCTTCCTTTCTTTCCGACTACTCGTTTCCTTACGGGTCAGATCGAGTCGGTTGACTGTGCGTGGCGATTCACCCCGTTTGACTACTCGTTTCCAGACGATGCGTGCCTTTTGACTACTCGTGTCGGGTCAGTCCTTGACGACTACTCGACGCGTTTCCTATCATGTCTGTTCGACTATGCGTGTCGATTCGTCTCGCGTGACTACCCGCTTTCCAATCCAGTCATTCCCCATCCGACTTCCCGCTTCCATACCAGTCAATTCCCTCCGATCTGACTAGCCGTTGCAGATCTTGTCGTTTCTAGACCGACTTCTCCATGCCCGCCAAGTCATTTCGTTTCGACAGTTCAAGTCGAGGCGTATCGGCCCCGTACGACTATTCCTAACATTGTCGATTCACGTCGGACCGACTACTCATGGCACTTCTGTTCCTTTGCGAGTCCTGTCTGTTCCGACTGATCTTGTCTTGCCTTAGCTATTCTATTCCGACTACTCGATGCTAATCGTTTCTTGGCATTCCTAGTCCGACTACTCGTTTCAGGTCAGCCCTCGACGTTTCCAGTCCGACTCTTCCATTCAGATCTTTCCTTCTCAGTTGACTACGCGAGCCGAGGCGAATCGATCCGAACCACTTTGACTATTCGTCAACGAGTCGATTCTGTTGACCAGTCACGCCTGGCCGAGTCACTTCGTTTGACACTCCAAGGCCTATCGCTTTCGATTCGATACGTTTCGACTTCTCACTACAAGTCAGGTCATGCCGATTCGACACATCCGGTCACTAACATGTCTGTTCGATTCGCTTGACTTCTCACGTCCGGTCGCCCCGGGTCAGGCCAGTTCTTTTCGACTAACCCTGTCTCGTCAGGTCAGTTCTTTTTGACCACTCATTTCGAGTCAGATCGTGACCGCACCGACCACTCGTTTCAAGTCAAGCCATGACTGTCTGACCACTCACGTCTAGTCCTGTCAAGTCTACTCTTTTCCGACAAGTCTATTCGAATCCCAGCGATCCCGATCTGACGAGTCTACTCTATTCGATTCCTGTCGACTACTCATTCCGATTCCTGACGATCCTTTACCGACGAGTCAGTTCCAGCCTAGTCGAGTCGCTTGACCAGCCAACTCACGTCTTTTCATTTCCATCGACCAGTCAAGTCCTTTCGATTCTGTTCGACAATCCATATCATTTCGTGCCTGTTCGACAAGTCACTTCTTTCAGGTCCGGGCGATTCATTTCGACTAGCCAGCTCCGTCCGACTCCGATCGACCAGTCAAGCCCTCTCGTTCCCGTCGACAAGCCATGTCCTTTCGATTCTGTTCGACCAGCCAAGTCAGTTCCAATCACTGCAATGCGACGAATCGGATCGGGTCAGATCGTTTCGACTCTTTTGACCGCACAAATCTCGTCGTTTCTGTTCGACCATTCAGATCTTGTCGTCCCCTACTGACTCCTCATCTCCGTTCCACTCAGCTCCGACTTCTCTCCGCTCCCCCATCCAGCTCCGACTTCGCGATTCGAGACCAGGCGGATCACGTCGGTACAATACGACATGTCACGGCGAGTCGTTTCTGGTCCTTCGACTACTCATGTCCAAGGCGAGTCTGGTCTGACCCGACTACACGAGTCGCCCCCGGTCATTACTGGCCATCACCGACAAGCCACGTCACGCCCTATCGCATCCGATCGGCTCGACTACTCCTGGCGGCGCACTTCCGTTCTTTCCGACAAGCCACGTCACTGCGTTTCGTGCCCGGTCGTTTCGACTGATCGCTTCTGTCTTTACGTGTCGAGTCTATTCTTTACCGACTACTCCATTCCTGGCCGGATCGCGTCGATTCGACTACTCAGATCGTGTCTATTCCCTTCCAATCGGTTCCGACTATGCACGTCCATTCAGTTCTACTCGACTACTCGAGCCCGACCATTCGTTTCCACTTCAGTTCTCATCCGACTTCCCGGGTCAGTGCGATTCCCGTCTTTTCCTTTCCGACGTTACGAAGGAGTTTGTTGTGTCTAATGTATCTAGTGCGTCTGCTACTTGCACTGTTAAATTAAATGTTGATGGTTTTGATAAATTGCATATTCCTGGTACTAATCCTCCGTTGTTTATCGAAGTTGATTTTTTGGAGATTAAATACGCTAGGGCAGATAAAACTGGTGGTGTGTGGGAGGTTGTCGATGTGAAGATATCTGGTATGATGGTTCGTTCTGACGGTAGTGGTATTGGTTCTCTTCCAACTTATCTTCATTTTGATAATCATGAGTTGTCGAATACCTGGGTTGTTGATTTGGTGTTTCGGTTTTCGCCTACGGAGACGGGGTCACGATGCGTTTCCGAGTGATTGTATCGCAGGAGTCTGTTATTTGTACTGTGGTAGAGGCTCCGGAGGGTTCTAGTAAGGCGTTCCTGCGTGAGCGTGTGTTAGAGAAAGCGGATCGCGGCGAAGAGTCTTTCGAGTGTGTTTATGGTGATACTGAGTTCTATGAGATCAAGGACGACGATGACGATAAGAATCACGGATGTTACTTACACGACGATTACCCCTCCGTTTAGTTTGTATCATGCGCGTGTTGCGGAGAGGCATGTGGTGTCAGGGTCTGTGGTTGGTGAGCCTATTTTGAGTGTTCCTTCTGATATTATGGATTTGAAGTTTTTGCCTAATGCTGTGTCTGTTCATTATCGTCGTGAGCCAGGGTCTGCTGTTTGGACTACTTTTATGTTGAAAGCGCGAGGTAGTTACGCACGCGCGAGTGGTGTTCCTATTGGTTATGATTTAGGTTGTGTGGAGATTGAGGTGTTGCCGGACAGGGTCCCGGGTTGGTTGTTGGATTTTGCTGAGGAGCATCGTCCTGACGTGCCTGCGGTAGGATAGGTCATGGGTATTAAGGTCGTGAGTCTGGCTGGCACTCACTCCGTTTATACGGAGGTCGAGGAGATGCCTCCTATTTCGCTTTTCCCGGCTCGCCGCGAGCAGTTGCTTGTCACTAGATTTCGCGTTGACTATAAATGTAGTCAGTTGACTGGCAGCGAGTGGTGTGTGGATGCTGTGAGGGTTGCTGGTTTTTTGATGAGTGAAGATGGTGTTCGCGCTTATGAGACGGACCATATGTTGTTCCCTGATGGTATTAAGGGTTGGTTGTGGTCTTGGGTGATGGAGCGTAAGCCAGCGGGTGGGATTTCGTGATGGCTTTTCAGTTGACGAGTATTCGTGGTGCACAGACTATTGTTGCTTCTGTGATTGATCAGGATCCTATTCGGTTGTCGATTCATGGTCCGTTATTTGATGTGGTAGAGGTTGAGGTTAACTTCGCGCGTCGTGACGTGCGGTGGCGTGTGGATTCTGTTTTAGTGACTGGCTTTTTTGATGAAGTTCGGGATGATCCTGATGGATGGGTTCCTCCTGATATGATTACTATATCTTTGCACAACAAATGCTTTCAGCCTAAGTGGCTGCTTGATTGGATTGCTAAGCAGATGCCTGGGGTTTCGTGATGTCAGCAGTAAATCCTTTGGGTGAGTTGGATGACGATGATTTTGTTCGTTGTCCGTTTGAGTCGAGAACTGGCCGGTCAGGGCCAGTGGAGCATGGTGAGCTTGAGGCTTTGGTGTTGGTAGCGGGTAGATGGGTGCGTGTGTGCGCTGAATGCGCGGACAAACACGAGTCTACGTTATGGAGGGATGGACGATGAGTGAGGTTTCGGATCCTTATGTTGCTGGGCCGGGTGAGCCGCTCCCTGGGGATTTAGAGGTGTTGGAGGATACGTGGAGCCTGGCTATAGAGGGTTCCCCGTTCTCTAATTCAGATGAGGGTTTGATTTGGACTGGTCGGTGGTGCGGTAATTGTCGTCATGACGCGGCGTTCCGTGCTGGGTCGTCGTCGGTGGGTTGTCCGTTGGTGTTGATTTCGATGTGTGGTCGTACTCCTGTGGAGTGGGAGAGGGTTGCGGAGCCTACTGATCGTTCGGATGTTTATCATTGCGAGAAGTTTGTTGCTGTAGGTCCGTGATCTTATGAAAATGTATAAAGTTAAGGTCAAGTATCGTGATGGTAGTGTGTTTCGGCACGAATCACATAGTCCTGATTTGGCAGATAATTATTTTGATGTGTGGTCTTTTGATAGTCATCTTGTGCTTGTTTCTTTGACTGAAGTCGATGACCATGATGATGTGTGGAGTAAGCGTTCTATTCGTCGTGTCAGACTTTTGAGGAGGAAGTAGTGAGTGATGCTGCGTCAGCTACTGTGTTTTGGGGTTGGAATCTAGGGGATATGTTTGATCCTCATACGTCAGAGGATTTTAAGCCTTTGTGGATGGAGCCTGCGGATGGTTCTGATTCCGAGGATTGGCGCGATGTTGTATCTAAGAAGTTGGGTTGGGTTCCTGTTTCTAGACCTGTACGTCCTTCTTCTTTAGATATTAGTTATCCTTGTAGTCGTGAGGAAAGACTTGCTGCCAACGCGATATTTTACAATACTGCTGAGTTTAAGGATTATACGGCTAATCGTGATAGGCAGAAACGTATTATTGAAGATTTGAATGTAGATTTTGCTGAGTATGGTTATCGTGATGAACCTGCTTATTGTGTGAGGATTAGGGAGTCGGTGCAGGAGACTCCTGATTGGGGTTGTGTTCAGTTGAATGCCTTGAATGCTCGCCCTGAGTGGAATACTCAGATGCGTGATTTTGTTGCTTTGTTGGATTTGCGTGTTCCTGTAATTGGTACTCCTGGTTGGCACGTGTGTTGTTCGTACGGATAAATTAGTATTATACTTCAGATCGAGGATGCCGTGAGCACTGATCCAAAGCCTAAGCCTGTTCGTGAGGTTGACGAGCCTGAGGTTATTGTTCCTGAGGTTATTGTTACTGTTGGTCCGTTGCCTGGTTTCCCTAAGCCGGGTCCGTCTGGTGCGGAGTTGGTGGTCGCGCAGCCGTTGGTGGTGGAGGGCGAGGTTGTCGAGCAGGTTGTAGATGCACCTGTTGTTGATAAGCCTGTTAGTAAATCTGATTCGCGGTTGGATTGGGTTCGTTATTTTCCTTGGTCTGAGGCTTTGCTTTTTGGGTTGGTTACGGGTGTTGGCGCATTCGCTGCGTATATTGGGTATCTTATTTGGCAGTCTTTGATGTCTGTGTTTCACGTGTTGTACGTTGCTGGGGCGGTCGTGGCGGGCTTCGGTTCGACGATTGGCCCGGTTGTTGGGGGCGGCTTGGTGCTCGGTCTGGTGTGGGTGCTGGCCCGTGCTGTGGGCGGTTCTAGTGGGTCGACGGCGAGTCAGCCGGTGTCGAAGGTCGAGAAGCCTGCAGAGGCTAGTCCTGACAAGCCTAAGGCTGGTGGTGATGCGGCCCCAAAAGTAGGGACATTGTTTGGTATGACATCTACATTGAGGATGCCGACTGATATCCCTGCAGAAGAAGTATCTAGTGATGATTCTGCTGATTTGACAGATCGTTGGTTGTCTGGGTTGCGCAATAAGAATTCTAGTCAGGCAGTTGGTATGTGGCAGGGTGGTCATTATGATTTGCTAGCTGATGCTATGTATGGCGGTAGCTTAGAGACTGCTGTCAACATGCATAGTGATGATAGGTGTGGCGTTGATCATTTGCTTGAAGAGATTCAGCCTTATGATGGCCCTAGAGGTAGGAATGGCAGGAAGCATCCTGCTATGGATAAGGCACGTGAGGTATATGGGGATAAGCTTCTTAAGGATGTTATGCGTATGAATGATCGCGGTACTTCTTTGAGGAAGATTGCTGATTATGTGGAGCGGAAGACTGGTAAGTGATGGTTACGCACGCGCCTGATGAGGAGCCTGAGTTTGTTCGTAATGGTCGGACGGGGATGGTGCATATCGTCGCCTCCGATCCGGGTATGCGGGAGCGTGCGTGGACGCGGTTTTTGGCTCCTTATGGGTTGAAGCCTCCGCAGCCAATGATGGCGTTGATGCATGGTCCTGTGGTGTCGTTGTGTGGTTGGGTGGGGTCGACGTCCCCAGCGTTTGAGGATCGTTACATTGATGTGTTTTGTGATTATGAGATTTGTGTGAAGTGTGTTCGTATTATGGGTGAAGATGCACATCTTGCTTTTGAGCATGCTCAGTACGAGGAGAAGGATCGAGCTGATTATGACGCAGAAAACGCCTAAAGTTGATTTTAGGATTGCTTCGTATGAAGTGTGTTGCGTTCCTTTTAATAATATTAATAGGCGTCATTGGGTGATTAAGGTTGAGCATCGTGGTTTTGAGCGGTGGTCGGTTACGCATGAGGGTTCGTTTTTAGGTCGTGATGGTTGGTGGAGTGATGGTTGTGCTGACGGTGAGTCTTACGATCAATGGTTAGATGACCATCGTTTTGGTGAGCAGGAGGCTATTGCGTTGGCCACGCATTGGGCGCCTAAAGTGAAGAGTATGGGCAAGAATGCTGCGGAGTTAGCTATGTGGGAGCGTGATTTGGATGAGTCAGGCAGTTAATATACTGGTTGTTTATGATCGTATTCAGAGTAAGTTACTTGGTGAGGCTACTTTCGATGATTCAGATATTGCGTTGAGATATCGTTTTTCGTTGGAACCTCAGTATTCTGCTTATCCTGAGGTGGAGATTCTGGTGTTGAGCGGTCCGTCACGTGAGGTGATCCAGCGTAACCATTGTAAGTATTGGGCAAGCGCCGTCACTGCCGGGTAGGACTAGGTATGATAGATCCTGAGTCTGTTACTGCGATGTTCGAAGTGCGAGCTATGGTCTTTGACGAGGAGCCGATTAAGTTTTTGTCTAACTCTCCTTCACTTCTTGTGAGTAGCATTAAGATCTCGTTTTCGCGACGAGTTGATGGTCATGGGCATTGGCAGGTGCGGGCTCCGCAGGTGACGGGGCGGTGGGTTTTCGATGATGGTCGGTTGAGTTTGTTGCCGTCGACGGTGCCGTTGCCTCGACGGGATCAGCCTGATTGGGTACGACAGTTTATCCAAGATAATATGCCTGTGTGATGGCTGATCTTTCGAGGAGTAAATCATGACGGTGAAGCTGCGTGATCGTCTTTCTAAGTATGTTGCTTATGCTGATGTGGAGAATGAGGAGCCTGTTCGTTCTGCTATTGAGCATACGTTGGTTGATGTTACGGAGATCGAAGCTGTTTATGAGCGTACTGAGGGCCGTTGGCGTTGTTGGGGTGTGTGGGTGAGGTATTACCCTATCAATGCTGATGGTTCTGTTAATACTAAATGTAAGGGTGGCGAGTCTCTTTTTATGTCTGACCAGCCTCAGTGGTTGCTTGATTTTATACTTAACAACACTCCTACTGGTCCGACTTATCCTTTGGATGTTGCGTTGGGTGTGGATGAAGAGTGATTACTTATGAGGTTGATGGTTTTGAGGAGACTCGTGCGTTTTCTGCCAGTATTAGGGGAGGCGCGTGGGTTCCTTTAGGCGGTAAGCGATTAGAGACCAGTGCGGTTGTTGTTACGTATACTCGTAGTATTAATGGTTCGTGGTGTGTTGATTCTATTCGTACTCTTAATCGTGGTCCTAGTGTTACTTTTTATTGGCCTGATTCGAGCTTGCCAGCGTGGTTGTGTGAGTTGGTGGAGAATTTTTGGCCACGCCCTAAGGGTATGCCTGCTTATACTTCTAATTCGTTGTCTGGTGAGTTGGTGTCTTCGTGGGAGTGAAAACTATTGTAACTGAAGTTAATGAGTTGTGTGAGATCATTGCTAGTGTTGATGGAGCTATAATAGACACCGGTTGTCCTGGTATTCGTTCGTGGGATGCTACTTCTGTTCGTGTGGTGTATGAGCGGGAGATGCATGGTGAGTGGCGAATGTATAGGGTTACTGTGTTTGGTAAGAGTAGTTTCCTGAATTTCGACGTTGGCGGTATTCCTAGTAATCCTCAGTTTGATTGGTTGAGTGTGTTTGTTCAGCAGCATAAGCCGCTGGCCGTTGTCCCGGGTGTGCACAAGATTCGAGATTATCATAATGGGTAACGTTAAGGTTCAGAGCGTTAATGCTAGTAGGCGTGTTGCCGCTAGTGTGACGGATTGTGACCTTGTTCGCGATTTCATTTATCATCGTGACATTGATGTTAGTGGTGTTGATATTCAGTATTTTTTGCGCAGTGATAAAGGGTCTGGCGGTACGTGGGGTATTCGTGTTTTTGTTCGTGGTATGGTATCTGGGGTTGATGGTAAATTTGTGAGCTGCATAGAGATTATTGATATCTCTAGTCAGCCTCTTTGGTTGCGTATTTTGGTTGATTCTGAGTGTACTGGCGAGCTTGCTTATAAGCAGAGGTTGTCGTAATGGAGTTGGTTCCTACTATTCGTGTGACGATTGTTTGCACGGATGAGTCGTGCCAACGTTATGGTATTGAGTGGGTTGTGGTGTTGCGCCCGGTCGTCCCGGGTGTGGTGGAGCTTCCTGAGTGGCGGTGTGTGTTTTGTGGTTCGAAGATTTCGTTGGCTGCACCTATTCAGTGGGCTTGGGGTGGGTAGGACAAGTCATGGATGATAAGATCATGTCTCAGGTTCAGGCTGAGTTGGCGCGGCTGCGTCAGGGGACTCTTAATTCCTTGAGTGATGAGGCTTGGTCGTCGTTGACGACTGCCTTGGAGCGAGCGTTGACTGGTCGTAGTAAGTCGGTGATTCGTTATGGTGAGTCTATCCCAGAGGATTATCTTCTAGTATATACAGGCTATTCTGATAGTATTCAGATGTGGGATCGTACTCTTGATGGTGCTTGGGAGCTGACTGGGTCGTTGTCTGAGAGTGAGTTGTTGGCTCGGTTTGGTGTGGTACGAACGAGGCGTGAGGTTACTGACGAGTTTCTTGCTGTCCACGCTGAGTGTTTCCCGTCCGGGCCTGGGTCGTTGCCTTCTGTTGACTCGGAGGTTGTGGGTGTTATTGAGGATGCGGCGCATGCTTTACGTGGATTGTTGGCTCTGGGTGGTCCTTTGAAGGATTTTCCCACTGAGGGTCGACAGGTTCTTGCAGCGAAGAGAGCTATTCGACGGTGTGATGAAGTTTTAATTTCTATTGAGAAGGATTGAGGGTTAGTGATGTCTGTTTCGAGGTTTGTTCCTGATCATCGTGAGTTGTTTTGGCGAGCAATGGATTGTATGGAGGAGACTAATTCTCTAGGTCATGGTGTTCATCGTCTTGAGGTTATGACCGAGGCTACTATTTGTCTGCAGGCTGCGTTTTATCTCTATATTATGGCTGAAGACGATCAGCTTGATGAGTTGCTTGCGGTAGGACAGGGTCATGCGGTTACTGAGGGCGAAGCCGGGCCTTCCGGCAGTTCCAGCGGTGCGGGTGACGAGTCGGAATCTGACTGAGGTTGCGTTGTGGTGTGGTGGTTCGGTTGGTCGGTTGGGTGATCATTGGGTGGTTGTGCTACCACACGACTATGGAACTGTGTATACAGGATATTTTATCGTGAAGTGGTTAGATGGTAGTTTCGAGGCTTTCACTCCTATAGATTTTTCTTCTAAGTTTGAGTTGGAGACTTTAGATGACTACTTTCGATAAAGTTCCTGAGAATGACGATGAGTTTAAGGATCGAATGATTCTTTTGTTTGGACCTCATTATAATACGTTGGCACGTGGTCTAGTTTTTTATCCTCATCAGGTTGCTGCTGTAGATATGTTGTTGAAGTATAATGGTAACGGGATTGTGCAGTGAGTATGAGTAAGCATGTGGTGGCTATTCGTCCTCCCGATGAGCGTTGGTTGAGGATGAAGGCTGCCCATGATGCTTTGGTTGCGGCTGGTCTTCCTATTACTCGAGAGTTAGATAACTTTTTTGATGGGCATGAGCCTGATCCTGAGGGTGTGATTTTGCCTCTTGATCCTGATTATGTTTCTTGTGTTCGTGAGTGGTCGGATGAGTTTATGCGCGATGGGTTAGAAGTTATTTTATCTGAGTTGCCTCCTGATGTTAAGATCATTCGTTTTTACAATTCGTATTGAGGTTTCTGATGACTGAGGATATTGTGGGTGAGGTAGAGGTGGCCCTCGCTCGAGCCATGCCGGGTCCGTGGGGTTGGTGTCAGGATTACGATGGCTTTGTTTTGTCGGAGCCGTGGGCTAGGCCGAAGCCTGGGTTTGTTCCTTCTGATTATCATTACAGGTATCGTGAGTTGATTGAGATTCCTTCAGGTACCGTAGAGTTTATGGCTAATAGTCGTGTTTATGTGGAGCGTTTGTTGGCTGAGGTGAAGAGGCTTCGTGTTTTAGTTTCGGAGACCGACCCTACGATGGAGTTTTCCTGATGGGCATTTATCCTGATTATTATACTGAGCCTGCGGATACTAAGACAGCACATGAATGGTATGAGTATCGTAGTATTCCTGGTGTGGTGTCTCGTCGTAGAGTGGTAGCTACTAATTGGGAAGAGTATCAGAGAAATAATTGTTTTTGTTGTTCTTGTGAAGATTTTTCTTGTGACCCTTATTGCAGGAATCATGGGTGGTATGGCACGCGCCCGTGCGAGGTGCATGGAATGCCGGGTGAGGCTGGGGATGATGGTGTGATGCCCGCTGGCGTGCAGGTGGTGTGGGCGTCCCGACGCCCGGGTGGGTAGGAGTCTGTAACATCCAACTTTGTGTCACCGATACACAGGATAGTACTCCTACTATGATAGGTTTCTTGTGTTTAGTGATGGAGAGTTGTTCGATGGTGAGGTTGCTTTTGATGATGCTTTGTTGAGTGCGATTGGTACTGGGTTTTCTATTGGGTTTGATGGGTTATCCAGGCTTCTTTCTGGTTGGCGTGCTGAGATTGTTTCTTCACCTATGGTGGAGCTTGTTTCCGTTGAAGATGCTCTGACTGTGATTATTGCTGCTCGGGAGAGATTAGGTTATGGCTAGTTTTCCTATTGTAGATCTCTCTGATGAGGATCCTCGTATTGCTAGGCTGCAAGAGGAATTGAAGCTTGCAAATATTAGTTACGCTGAGGAGCGTAAGGCGAGAGAGTCTTTGATGTGGAAAGTGACTGCGTTGTCTGCAGATTTTATGTCTCGTTCTTTTGCTCCGTCTAGTTCTTCACCTGATTATACTGCTGGTGTGACGGCAGCTTTGCATCAGGTTCATGCGGAGTTAAATAATTTATTGGAGAATTTTCGTGCGTGATGTTGCTTTGATGTTAGAAGAGTTTAGTCGTGCGACTAATGGTGATACTCTTTCTGAGGAGGCTTGGTTAGAGCTTCGTAAGAAGTTATTGAAAGAGGAGCTTAAAGAAGTTCTTGATGCTTTGGATGCTCGTGATTGGTTTGCTGTTGCTAAAGAGTTGTCTGATTTAGTTTATGTTGTTTATGGTACTGCTCAGCGTCCTGGGATTAATATGCAGCTTGCTATTGAGGCTGTGCATGATTCTAACATGAGTAAGGTTGGTCCTGACGGTAAGTTTGTTGAGCGTGAGGACGGTAAGGTTTTGAAGGGTGAGCATTATTATGAGCCTGATATGAGGGTGGCTTTCACTTTTGGAAGGGCGTTGTTGGCATGACTGCTTTTTGTTATGACTTTGAGTTCCTTGAGAACGGTTTGACTATTAAGCCAATTTCTATTGGGATTGTGCGTGTCAACCCTGATGATTCAGTTACTGAGTATTATGCTGTTAATCGTGATGCACCGTGGGCTCGTATCCGCAAACATAATTGGTTGATGGATAATGTCGTTCCTTCGTTACCTCGCCTTCCTGGCACTAAGTGGAGTACTAATCTTAGCGTCCCTCCTATTGATACGACTCATCCAGATGTGAAGCGTTTAGATACTATCAGATATGAGGTTAAAGATTTTCTGTTGTCTGGAGATTCTCCTCCCGACTTGTGGACGTGGTTCGGTGCTTATGATCATGTTACGTTGATGCAGTTTTGGGGCACGATGATGCAGCGCCCTTTGGGGTTGCCTATGTTTAGTATGGATTTGAAGCAGGAATGTGAGCGTCTCGGGTTGAATGGTGATGACATCCCTAAGCAGTCTGCAGACTCCATGCACAATGCGTTGGATGATGCTCATCATAATCTTAAGATCGCTAGGTTCTTGATGCCGTATAATCATCCTAGGCTCTGGCCGTTGCGGTAGGAGTGCTCACGTTTCTCACTGTGGAGGTGTGTGATGGCAACAGGTTCCCCTAAGGTTGCTAAGGCGTTTGTGGAGGGTAAGGGTTGGATTCAGAGTTCTGAAGTTTTAGCTATGTGGATTGAGCAACAGCCTGAGCGTCTTATTTTTCATGGTTTGGATAGTGGCGGTAATTTTCGTCCTAGTCAGATGCCTGTGAATAGTGAGCTTACTGTTCGGAGTAATTCTGGTCTTCTTGGTAAGGTTAAGAAGACCAACGATCAGTACGGGATGAGGCTGACTCCTACCAAGAAGCGATAGGTTTGTGATTTAAAGTTTGGTGGCTTTTTCTTTCATTTGGCGCAGCGGATTGAAGGTCGGGGATGGGTGTTAGTGAGGTTGAGGAGTCGTGCGCGCGGCTGCGTGCCGCGTTGCACGTTGGACCTAGTTTTTCGCTTCTTGATTTAGTAGAGATTGCTATTTTTAGGCTGCAAGGATATGCACTTGAGTCTTACGAGCTTGAGCGTAATCTTGCTTTGGCTTTGGGTTACCCTCTTGGCGAGAAAGAAGGTCCCTGCCCGGGTGAGCCTGTGACTGGGGATCATACGGTTGTTACGTTAGCTATGCAGCTTACTGCTCGAATTGGATATACCAATTGGATATTGGTTGACGACCAGCGTTAAGGTGTTCTACGTATGCCCATGCTTCCGGTTCTAGATCTGCTTCTTGTATGATCTCTAGTTCTGTTGGGTGGATGGTTATTTTCTTACCTGTTTTTCTATGACATTCCCAGCATGCTGGTTTTAGTGTTCCTGCTTCTACTTCTGGTACGTGCAAGTCTGGTACTAACACACTTATTCCGCATTTTCTACATTCTCTTATGAATGCTCGCCCGTCTGAGCGTTCGTAGATGGTTGGGCATATAAACCAGTTTGTCATTTCACCATCTTGTTCCGTCTATGGCTTCGTGGTCTATGACTGGGTGATGTGGTTTCAGAATGCAAGACCATCTATCGTATGGGTCACTTGGATCGCAGTGAAGTAGTACATCACCACAAATGATGTCGTCTGTTTTCATTTGCATGATGTGTAGGTGTTCGGTGTCTATGTGTTCCATGCGGGCCTCCAGGGCTCTTTGTCTTCCCTCATCGTGCCATAGTTATCCCTTTTTGTTGACACGGGTGTAACCAGGAGTGGCTTGTGGCGTTGTTCGGGGTACTACGTTCCGTGAGCCTAGAGAGTGAGATCATGGTTGTGACGCCTGCGAGGCGCGGAGGCCAGCATCGTATTGGTCATCGGCGAGATGAAACCATTTCGAGACATGAGCTTGCTCTGTCGGATGTAACTCTTGAGAGGGCTCGAGGTCGGATCCGTCAATCGTTTTATCGAATGTTTTGGAGATTGAACTGATGGCTACTGTAGTTAGTCCGGATATACTTGTTGCTTTGAGTGCTATTCGTAAGTCTAGAAATGCACTAAATATAGATCTCAACTCCATTGATAATGTTTTGAGGACTGATCCTTCGTTGAACATTGAGACTCAGGATCTTCTTCTTAAGGTTGTCGATTCCATGAAGTATCTTGCTGATAGTGTTGCAGATGTTCTTGCTTCTTCTGATTTTAGGAAGAGGAATGAAGATGGCGACGTTTAGAGATCTTAATCAGGAGATTGATAGATTTCAGCATGCTTATAATGATTTGTCTTGCCTGTTGGTGAAGGTGGAGACTCGCCTTATGGGTCCGGCAGCGCTCAAAGCCTCGAGGCCGGGTCCGTCTGTGGAGGATGCTGACTTGCAGTTGGTTGTCAGGGCGCGCGAGCGGCTGGAGGCTGCGTCTACCGACTTAGCTACCATATTGACTACCAACCAAGACTTGCAAGCTTGACTCATGGATGGTACAGTTACACCATCATAAAGAGCAAGTTGCAGGGGAGCTAGAAAATGTCAGCAGAATCTGATGCAGATTTGCTAGATCGTGTTGCGAATTCTAGTCGTGATACACCAACAAGTGATGAAGCAGCGATGGACGAGTTGATTGGTCGCACTGGTAGATGACGAGATGCAACCATTGCACTTTGGTTGAGTTTGAGCGGCTGGCTGCGGTGGGTGGTGCTGTAGTCTCTTGGGTCGTGGAGCATCGGCCGGAGATGCGCGGGTGGGTCGCGGTACAACGTAGTGATGAAGATGCACCGACATTGTGGTTCAAGGCTCTACCAGCGCATTGTCAGTGCTAGTTATTTGATAATTAAATGTGGCCTCATAGTTTAATGATAGAACTTCTGATTCTCAATCAGAGAGCGCGGGTTTGACTCCCGTTGAGGCTTCGATGGGCTAGGCAGGCACTAACAGAGTACGGTGTCTGGGGGTATCTCCTTATGGGGATGCTATTCCTAGGACTGGGAGAGGCTTGGTACCCCAGGTAATGTCCAGTGGTGTACGGCGCACACCCGGCGAGGGGCCGGTAGTTCTGTTGTAGTGGGCTCGGAGATGTTTGTTCCTACTTCAGACGAGGACTGGGTTCGATTCCCAGCAGGACAACGAGATGGGAAGTCGTTGTTGATCGCTTCTTTAGCTACGGTAATCACTCCGATGGAGCGATTGACCCCTTCTGCCGAGGGCGTTGGGTGGCTGACTACCTGACGACAATTGGTGAGCTAGTCACTCACCTACCTGTCTCTGCTCGAACCGCTTTTAGTTCGGGTCGCTACCGAGCATGAGTGCCAGCGTGATTTTCGGGGCTCGTAGCTTGATCTTAAGATTAGGCTGTTCCGTTGATCCTCTTGCCAGAGAGGGAGCTGGGTGAAGTCTGGTGTTCGAGTATCTGGAGCGGTCAGGGTTGTGCATAGGCTCGCCAATGGCGATCCTGACTGCTCCGCCATGGTGGAGTGACCGAGAGGCTAGGTAGCGGCCTGCAAAGCCGCGAACACGGGTTCGATTCCCGTCTCCGCTTCGAGGGTGAGACTGAGTCAAGCAGGGTGGTTCCCTGTAGGCGAGGTGCGTTTAACCAACGCACGCTTACCCGTTTAATTTTGGGCCGTTAGTTTAACTGGTAAAACAGGAGCCTCCAAAACTCCGAGATGTGAGTTCGAATCTTGCACGGCCTGCTTATGAAGGAGGAGCTGTGAATCTAACTAATAGATCTAATTTTCAAGACGATTTGTTTGAGTTGATTGCTAAGCATTGGCCTGATGTGAATTCGCCCACGTCTGACCCTGACGTTGTGTGGCCGGGTGAGGTATTGCGCCGTGCTATTAATGATGCTACTGCTGATTGGTGTGTTGCTGGGATTCAGCAGGATCCTAGTGTTTCCCCCTCTGCTGTGAGTTATAGTATTGTGACTTCTTGGATTGGTGAGTAATGACTTCTTACCCTGAGTGTGATAGATTGAATGCTGTTTCTTCGGAAGTTTCGACGTTGTCTGAGTTTTTGGAGTGGATTCAGTCTGATGGTTTAGTTTTGTGTCGTCTTGACGATACTGGCAAGATTTGTATGGATGCAAATGTTTTTGAGTATTTTGCTACTCATGAGTCAGCACAGGATTTGATTTATCGTTTCTTTGCTATTGATCCTGGTAAGTTGGATCGTGAGCGACGTGCTATTCTTGATGAGTTGCGCGCCCTCGATATGGGTTAGGTATTGCCCTGTAGTGTAACTGGCAACACACTCGGTTCTGGCCCGAGAGATTTTAGGTTCAAATCCTAACGGGGCAGCGTTTGTGAGGAGGTGGGTTGTGTTTATTGATAGTGGTGTTGAGATCGGGTGATAGAGCGAGGCACCCTGTCTTTTGTGTTTAGACAGGGTGCCTCGGTTAGTTCTGGATGTTTAGTTCCAGTACCAGCGCTGCTCCCAGCGGTGGTCGCGACCGTCCCACTCCCAGCGCCGGTCCCAGTGGTGGCGGCGGCCACGATCACGGTCGTGGTCATGGTCGTGATCGTGGTCATGGTCCCGGTCGGTACGCACACCGAGATCGAAAATGCTGGATACCTGCATGATGACTCCCTCTTGATCTAGCTGATCCGGGGTTTAGCGTTTCCGCTGTCATCGCGACGGTGGTGTTCCCCCGGCCTGTTAGTTTCGGAGTGTGGTCGGGTTTCGTTACTCTGTGGTGTTTGCGCTGGTAGCTCAACGGATGGAGCCTCTGATTACGGATCAGAAGGATGTAGGTTCGAATCCTACCCAGCGCGCAAGGAGCTATAGAAATGTCTGTTAAGCTTGGTGAAGTTATTCAAGATGCTAAATGCCCTAATTGTAATACGTTTTCTTTAAGAATTACTCTTGGCTTTATCAGTGCTCCTGACCATGTTTTTTCTGTTCCTGGTATGCCTTATAAGATGACTGCTTGGACGTGGCCTTTTTTGGTTTGTAGTTCTTGCGAGTTTGAAGCGACTGCTAAGGGCCGTTCCCTCCGCCGTCCGGTATGACTCCTTGACAGAGTGTTCATGCATTGTTTGAGGGGATGAAGTGTCTACTAAGCTATTGTCGGAGCTAACTCCTGACATTGCGACTGCTGAGACTGAGAAATTGATTCTTGATAATGATCTGAAGCCTCAGGTTTCTAGAGTTTTATCTCATCTTGCGTCGCATTTGCCTGATATTGTTGCTACTGTTGTTTTGGTTCGTTTTGGTGGGAATATCGACAATATTGCTAGTGTTTTGAGGTCCCTGCCCGGGTCAGATGTGATTCCGCATACTGCATCTATTTCTATTTTCCGTAAGAAGAGGCTGTAGGCTGTGACCACCCAGGGGGACATCCCCCTCCTCCTGGGTTAGTGGCCCCCGCACTTCCCTACCTTTCACCCCCAGTGCGGGGGTCACGCTTTTTTGTTGGCCGAAGACTCATGTCGTGATCTACTTCGTGAATAAGTCGAAGCTCATCTCTGATGCTGACGTCCAGACAATGGTTCGCGCGTGTGCGTATCAGCTTCGTTACCACGCTGCACCTGCTTGGCGTTTGACTCCTATGGCTGTTGCTTACGCTAAGAGTGAGAAGGACGTTCCTCCTGGCGCATGGGTTTTGGGTGTGTTAGATGATGCGGATCAGGCTGGTGACCTTGGTTGGCATACTGAGGATAATGGTGTTTATTATGGTCGCATTTTTGTGCGTCCGGTGTTGGAGAATGGTGGTAATGCTCTGACTGCACCGTTGTCTGTGGCGTCTGTTGGTTCTCATGAGGCGTTGGAGATTTTCGTAGATCCTACTTGTAATCGGTGGGCTGAGACTGGTAATTCTGATATTGAGGTTGCTCTTGAGGTTTGTGACCCGGTCGAGTCTTCTTATTACACTGTTCCCGTTGATTCCACTAAGGTGACTGTTTCTAACTTTGTTTATGAGAGCTGGTTTGATTCTCAGGCTAAGGGTAAGCTGGACTATAATGATGAGTGCCACTCACCATTCACTATGGCTAAGGGTGGGTATATTGTTTTGAAGAAGCGGGGTAAGGTGTCGCAGCAGTTTGCTGAGCATTACCCGGAGTGGCGTAGGGAGATCAAGAAGTCTGAGCTGGCTCGAACGGCCCGGAGGCTGTCTGTCTCGTAGCCGGTATGATACTGGCGTGATCGATATTTCGAAGAAGGATATAGAAGAGATTATCGCCGATACTGGCGCTGGTGACCCGGACGTTTTGTTTATTGAAGGATTCCGGCTGGCTGGAGATCCTAATATTAGTCTAGCTTTCACTTTACCTTACGATTTGATGCCTCATTTTTGGCTTAGTGTTGCCACGTGGTATTGTGAGCGTGAGCATTCAAGTACTCTTGATCTACCTGAGTGGACTCCGCTTGATCTAGCGGTCAACTCGAGGTTGTCCATTAATGGTGATACTTGCCCTATTATTTATTTTCTTGCGTTTAGGTTGGTGAGCTAGTGAGCACTGATTTGCAGGTTTTGACGGATGATGTGCGGGCTGCGCGCCGTCGTTTGGATGCTCGGGTGGGCGAGATGCGGATGCTGGCCGCGAGGGGCCAGGAGCTGCAGCAGGCGGCTGTTGTGGCGCGCTCAGCGCGGGAGGCTGCGGATCGGGTGTCGGGGATTCTGTCGAAGATCGGTTCTGATCGTGACGCGGCTGCGCGTGCGATGGTGGAGTCTTTGGTGTCGGCCGGGTTGGCTGCAGTCTTCGAGGAGCGACTGACTTTCCATTTGGTGGAGTCTATGTCGCGCGGTATCCCTCAGGTTGATTTTGTGGTGAAGACACATTTACCGGATGGTTCTGAGTTTGAGACTGACGTGATGTCAGCTCGTGGCGGTGGTTTGGCTGCGGTTGTTGGGTTGTTGTTGCGAGTTGTGCTTATTCTCTTGACAAGAGGCGCGGGCCGGAATGCCCCGGAGATTCTTGTTTTAGACGAGACGTTGGCTCACCTGAGTTCTGAGTATCTCGAGGCTGCGGGGCAGTTCTTACGCACTCTTGTTGATACGACTGGTATTCAGATTGTTATGGTAACTCATCAGGAAACGCTAACAGCATTTGCTGATGTTCGCTATAAGTTTTCTTTGGATGCTACTGGTGCTACACAAGTAAAGAAAATTGATTGCTGTGACTGAGTCTTATCACCCATTGACAGCATCTGCTCTTATTGACAGATTAAATAAACTTGTCAGTGAGCATGGTGATTTACCAATCATGGACGAGTATAATAATAGTGTTGATGGATTGGAATACAATGACGAAGTTGTCAGATGTTTTTTGCTTGTTATCACAGGCGTGGGACACGAAGAAAGTGTATCGGGATAAAGCTGACTGGTGGGTTGGTGTTTATTTTGGCCCTAATCATGTTTATATTTGCCCGCTTCCTACGTTAGTGCTTAGATTTGATAATCAGGCTTAGTGGTGGCCCTGGAGCGTTGTCCGTCATCGTGACGGTAGGATGGTTGTGCGGGGGTCGGGTTCCTAATACGGATGCGCACCGTCTCCCGCTTTATGCACCGGTAGCTCAGAGGCAGAGCATCGCACTCTTAATGCGAGGGTCGGGATATCGTAATTCCCCCGGTGTACGTGACTCATGAAGAACAGCCCTTGCCTCGTTATTGTCCTGGTGTTGAGGGTGCACATGATTTAATGATTCGAGATTTAGGTAATACTTCTAGTTATATTCCTGGTGTTTTGTATCAGGCTACTGTTGAGCGTATTGTTGCTCGTAAGAAGGTTGGGTTTGATCGTTACGGTCAGTTGTTGTGCCCGGACGATGGACGTGATACTTTACGCGATGCTATGGAAGAAGCTTTAGATTTGTGTGCTTATTTACGTAATCTGTTGCGTCTTGGACATAAGCTAGAGACTACTTATTACGCAGCTTTTGGTGTGTTACTTGATTTGGTTTGTGAGCAGGATGGTATTCCTAAGCCTTTGTACTGGACGGGGTTTGCTCAGTTAGCGGTGGAGGCGTCTCCCGGGTAGGACGCTTCATGAATCTTCATGTTTGTGTTGCTCGAGTTAGATATCTTCTTTATCGTACATATCATCGCGATATTACGCCTATTATTCGTAAGTTGATTCCGCACTGGCTGATGGTGCAGGTTCTCATCAAGGCTGCCACTCCTGGTAAGGGTATCGCTGATGATGAGTGTGTACCTGATGTTCCGTTTATGGTAGTTTATTCGCGTTGGTACGATCGTAAGTTCCCGGGCCATTCGAGCGCTGCGTTTTCTCAGGCGCCGGTTGAGGAGAGCTGAGCGGTGGATGAAGATCCAGGCAGGAATTACTCTGCTGAGATGTCTAAAATGATTACCGATATTCTTTTAGATGCTGAGTCGGATTTGATTCCTTCTGTTGCTTCGTGGACACTTGTCAGTAGGTTGAAGAAAACTGATCCTGAGTTGCTTACTGGTTGGCTGTTGGAGCATTCTAGTACGTTCTTGGCTGAGCAGATTAAGCATCGGCTTGCCTCCGCTCGAGCGCGGGCTCGGTCGAATGCGGCACGGTCTGCGTTTGCGGCAGATGCTCGCAAGTTTACGGGCGGGGATTCCAGTGCGATTAGTCATTGGAAGACCGTACGTTACGCTGTTGATGGTGAGAATACTCAGCGTCGTTTGCTTGACATGAATCGTGATGATTTGAATTTCGCGGCTGCTAGGTATTCACGTTCAGCTCATACTGCTTTGTTGGAGGAGGCGTTCTTGCTCGCGCTGGCGTCCCGGGTTGGCCAGCAGACGGTGGGTGCTGTCTTCTCTGAAGAGGATATTGATAGAATGTACAGTTCGATTCAGGGCCGTACTTCTATTGTTGCTTCTTAGTTTCGACTTCTCAAGACGGTTCATATCAGATCAAGTCGATTCGACAAGCCAAGTCATTTCGCTGCTAGTCTATACATCACCGACTTCTCTATTCGCTTCCCTTCGCATCGACCACTCATGTCGCTCCTGATCGGGTCGCCTCCCTACCGACTTCACCCGTCAACTCGATACTATTCAACGCCGACTTTTCTAGCCGAGTCGTTTCAATTCATCTCGACTTGTCTGTTCATTCAACTCATATCGATCTCTCGGTATAAGGGGTTTGTCGTCAATGGTGACGGTGCTGTGCCTCGGCTTGTCCGGGGTTGATTCGACAACAAATAACAAGGAGCATATCTGATGTCGGCTACTTCTGTTTTCGCTTCAGCACAGGATAGGGTTTGGAAGTGGCGTTACGCGGCCACGATTCAGGTGGATTCGATTGCTGGTGGTATTCCTACTGATGAGAAGGTCGCGGAGTCTTGGTTGCGTACCAAGATTGAGGATAAAGACGATGCTGTTCGTCGGGCTGTTGCTGAGACGATGGCTGAGCGCGCGGTGTCTGCTGAGGAGGCTGTGAAGCTGGTTGGTTCGGCTAAGCACTTCACTGGGTTTAAGAAAGATACTGAGGGCCTGTACATTGATGGTCGTCAGGTGAAGGCTGCGCTGAAAGAGGCTGTGATGGTCGCCGTCGCGGCCGGGAACGTGCCGCTTCGCTCGTGGGGTGTGACGAGTAAGTTTGCTAAGGGGTTCGTTGCTGAGCATATTATGGTGACGGATGATAAGGTTCATATCTTTAATCCTGATGATGGCAAGAACGTGCTTACTGCTTCTGGTATTGTGCAGCAGTTCGTGCATACTCAGTATGGTTCTGCCCCGCATTATAAGGAGCATGTGACTCCTGCTGTATTGAAGTTTCAGGTTATTACTGACTTCGATTTTGATGCGGCTTGTGATGGTTTCTGGGAGATTGTGTGGCTGACTGGTCAGGAGCAGGGTGTTGGCGCTTCTCGGTCTGGTGGGTTTGGCCGGTACAAGGTCACGCAATGGGATCTGTTGACGAAGCCTCCGAAGACGACCACCCCTAAGGCTGGTGCTAAGAAGGCTAAGCCTGGGGATTCGGAGGAATAGATTTTTCTACTGATTGAGGGGTTATGAGCCAGAAAGCTTTAGCCCTGAAATACAGGCCGCGCCGATTTTCTGATGTTGTTGGTCAGAGATTGGCGCGGCTTGTGTTACAGCGCATGATACAGGCAGATGAGGTTCGAGGGGCCTATCTTTTTCATGGCTCACTCGGGTCTGGTAAGACTACTATGGCTAGGGTTCTCGCTGCTGCTTTGAATTGTGAGCATGATGATGTTAATGAGCGGCCGTGTGGTGTTTGTTCTACTTGTGAGTTGACTGCTGAGGGTCGGTCTTCTGATGTGACGGAGATTGATGCTGCGTCACATGGTAAGGCTGATGATATGCGAGCGTTGCGTGAGCGGGCTCGTTATGCGGCGCAGGGTCGTTATCGTGTTATTATTTTGGATGAGGTGCACGCTCTTTCTGATACTGGGTTTGATGCTTTGTTGAAGGTTTTGGAGGAGCCTCCTCCTAATGTTGTTTTTATGTTGGTTACTACTGACCTTGATAAGGTTAAGGATACTGTAGTTTCTCGTTGCTTTAGTTGCGAGTTTACGAGGATTCCTGAGGCGGAGTTGGCGCAGCGGATTCGTGACATCTCTGATGCTGAGGGATTTAGTTTCAGCTCGGAACTTTGCACTGCTATCGCGACGCGTTCTCGCGGGGTGGCTCGTAATGCTGTGATGATGGCTGAGCAGGCTGCTCTTGTGCATGTACGTACTTCTGATCAGCTTACACAGTTACTAGGTATTGAGGATCATGGGTTGGCTGTGGTGCGGGCGTTGGTCGCTGGCCCGGACTATGTGGGTGCGTTTGAGGCGGCTGGCGTGGCGCTGGGCGTCCTCCCGGGGCCTCGTGAGGTGGTGGGCTCGGTGGTGTCGACGTTGAAGCGTTTGCTGGTGTTGACGATGTCTGAGTCTGGGTCGTCGTTGTCGCCTCCCCCGTCTGCTGACGAGAAGGTGTTGGCTAGTCGCCTTGACTCGGCTAGGTGTGTGGCCGGGATGCGTGTGGTGTGGGAGTATTATTCTAGGATACAGCCATCTTCTGATGCACATGCTGCTTTGGATTTGGTGGTGACGTTGTTGGGGCAGGCGTTGTGCCCGGGTGGGGTTGGTCAGGTGAAGGCTAAAGGGGGGTTGACTGCTTCTGAGATGGCTGCCATGGTTCGTAACTAATTTCATAGTTTACAGAATGACCACTTCATAAACTGGGGTGGTCTTTTTGTTGTCCGAAGACTCCAGGTGTACGTGACGTTTTGGAGGTTTGGGTGTCTGCGGATCGGGCCTTGAGTGTGGTGCCTGTCGCTCCTTCTGAGTATCACGTAGAGGAGCCGGTTGAGGCTTTTACTGAGCTTCCGGAGAATATGTGGGAGCTTCCTTCTGCTGTTACTGACATGGCTTTGCGTGATTTGCATTCTAAGTTGATTAAGGGGTTGCGTAGGGATGCTGCGCATCTTCCTACTGGTACTTTGCAGGCTATGCAGTTAGAGCGTATTGCGTATTACTACATCTTTATTCGTTGGCGTGATATGCAGAATTCCTGGTTGAATGATCGTGACAGGAGTTCGACTTATAAGTTGTGGCGTGATTTGTCTTCTGATTTCTGCTCTGTTGCTTACGGCAATAAGATTAGTCCGGAGGCTTTGCATGGAATTGTCGCGACTCATACGGCAAAGGTTGTTGCCCATGTTTTACGGACTTTGCCAACGGATCAGTCGCGTCCTCTTTACGCTAAATTCGCCGCTGCCCTCGAGGCAGGGCCTGACGGAGGATAAGTCCGAAGTTTCTAGTGACCCCCCGTCCGGCTTAACGAAACAGAAGGATACTGAGATGAGTATCCTGACGCTACATATCCATATCGGGAATGATTCAAGCAGCGACGAGTTGAAGTTGCTGAAGCACAAAGTAGAGAGATTGGAGCGGCACATGAGTGTTTTTGATGACGAGCTTGGTCAGCTTAATGATGTGACCAATCAGGTCGCGGACCGAGTGCAGAACCTGATTGATCAGGTTGGCCAGCTTACGGGTTCTCAGGCTGCCGCTGCGCAGGCTGCGGCTGACCAGCTTGTGCCTTTCGTGGAGCACCTGCGTACTATTGGTACTGACCCGAACCAGCCGGTTCCCCCGGCCCCGGATGTGCCTCCGATCGATGATGGCACTGGTACCACTGATGGCGGTGGTAGCACTTCTGTTGATGGTGCTCCTTCCGGTCGACGCGGTCGCTAGTTAGATGCGCTATCGGCGCGACATCCCTCGCGGGGATCAGGACCTTTTGCGTTTGACGGTTGCTCATGTTGTTGAGCATTTGTTGGGCGCTGCTGATCCTTACGATGACCCTTCGCGATCTAAGCATCTCGTTAACATGCGTGTTGTTGACCATGTTGATGGGGATCCTGAGGTTGTGTCGGTTATTGGTGCGTTGGATGTCGCGCCGTGCGCGCCTTACCTTGAGCCTGATTTTGACCCTAGTTTAGATTATCCTTTTATCACGTTCCTTCCTTATGAGGAAGCTGGCAATGATCGGTTCGCCGATAAGCCAGCTTTCCTTGCCTGGAGAGATGAGAATCCTAGATGAGTGTAGGATTCGCGAATGCTGTTGCTGATGGGCTCCGTTATAATAAGGTGCCTGTCACATTCGAGCCGGGTTGGGAGACTCGTGGTAATGGTTATGTGTTTCCTAATGGCCGACCGCAGGGTTTGATTACCCACCATACTGGCGATAGTTACGGTGGCGGTCTTTCTATTTTGGTGAATGGCCGTTCAGATTTGGATCCGCCGCTGTGCAATTGTTGCACCTATCCTGACGGCACGATCCACATTATTGCTGCACAGCCTGCTAATCATGCTGGTGCTAGTGGCGGCCCGAGTATGGGTCCGTTGCCTGTGACGAGGTTGTTTAACCCGCTTGTGTGGGGCAATGAGGTTATGTACCCGGGGTTGCAGCCTTGGACTCCTCAGCAGTATAGGTCGGCTCGTATTCTTGGTGGCGTGATTTGTGGGATTCTTGGTCATACCACTCCTGATTGGGTTCGAGGTCATTTCGAGACTTCGATTGAGGGTAAGTGGGATCCGGGTATTGGGGATGGGTCGACCCGCAGTTTTAATATGAATTTGTTTCGGTTTGAGATTTGGGCAGCATTAACTAGTTCACCTATTGTGGGAGAACCGATGCTTACAGATTTCGATATTTCAGGTACTGGGCGTCGGGTTATCTCTGTTACGTCTGGGTCTGCTTCTAGCATTTTTGGTCAGGCTTGGCTTTCCGCTACGCTCTTGGATGTTATTGGACCTTGTTGGATTCAGGTTTACATTCAAGGTGATAAGGGGGGCTTAGTTGACTGGAAGTGGACTGATGTTGATTTGAAGCAGACTCCTGATAATAATTATAAGCGAGTGGTTCATCCTCCGCTGCCTGATGGTGCTACTAAGGCTATTGTTTCGTGGGATGTGACTAAGTCTGCTGGCGGTGTTGTGACCCGAGAGATGAAGCCTAAGTAGGGAGTGTAGTGGCTACTTCTGATTTGGATAATCGTTTTTCTTATCATGCTCCTGATGAGAAGAAGGTGGAGCAGCATCAGTCTGTTCGCAATAATTGTTTAGCGTTGGCTAAGGAATTTGACCAGCAGCTACCTGACGGGCGTGAGAAGGCTCTTGCCTTGACGAAGATAGAAGAGGTCATGTTTTGGGCTAACGCTTCTATCGCGAGGAACGTGTAATGGGACTTCTGCTTACTCTCTGCGTCATCATGGCTGTGATTGGTTTGATTCTTATTATTCTGGGAGTCATTCCGGGTGCAGGAGATCTTGTTCCTGGCGGGTACCGTCCTGGCATTGTTTTACTGGTGCTTGGAATAATTTTGTATGTTGTGTTGTCTTTAGTGTTGCACCCAGCAGTTGCGTAGGGGGTTACTGTGCTGAAGAAGTTTCTCGAGTTGAAGTTGATTGCTGCAGTTATTAGGTGGTTTAAGAATCGTAATAGTCCACCTCCGTCGCAGGGTGAGAAGGTTTAGTGATGAGTGCTCCTCCGTGGTTGAAGCAGGGTGGTGCAGGGAAGCAGACTGCTTCTAATGCGTCGTCTTCGGATTCTCCGTCTGGGTTGAAGGTGCGGTCGGATCCCGCTGGCGGGCCGGGTGTGTTTTCTGTGGTGAATTCAATGAATAAGCGTGTGGGTACGATTAAGAAGATCGGCGGTCAGTTCGCTTGTAGTGCTGATGGTTATAAGGCGAAGGCTGCGTCTGCTTCTGCGTTGTTGAGCAAGTTTGGCAAGTGATACCGCGTTCTCCTATTGTACCGGCAGGGAGTGATCTTAGTCCTGCCGATTGGTTGCGTGTTCAGGGTGATGTGGAGGATGCCGCTCCTGGGGCTGACTCCATTCTTTCTGATACTTTCGCCGAGGAGCCTGTACCGCTAGACGTTTTTGTTCAGGATAAACGTTTTATTGGTATGTCTCCGTTATCTGCACCGCAGTATTCTGCTTTGCAGGTTTCTGAACGTATTTTTTATCCTGAGATTTATCCTGCTATGGCTGCGGCGTGGCCTTACTGGACTCCTATTCCTATGGTGAATTACCTTACTATGATGGTTGGTAAGGGTGGAGGTAAGGATCTACTAGCGCGTCTTGCGTCATTGCGTGTTGCTTACTTGTTGCTTTGTTTGAGGTCACCGAAGGCTTATTTTGGTATGCCTTTGGATGAATCTATTCATATGTTGAATGTCGCTTCTACTCGCGATCAGGCGCGTCTTGCTTACTTCGAGCCTATGACTCGTATTGTGTCTCGTGGTTGGTTTAAGGATCGTTGTAATCCTTTGCGCGCTGTGATTGAGTGGGAGAAAGGTATTACGTCTATTTCAGGATCTTCGGATGCGGAGACGCAGGAGGGTCTTAACCTTATTCTTGGTGTTGCTGATGAGGTTGATGCTTTCCGTACTGCTGAGGAAGTTGCGAAGCATATTGGTCCTACTCAGAGAATGCCTGTGCGTTCTGCTGAGGGTATTGTTCGTATGTTGAGCACGTCTTCTGTTACTCGTTTCCCTAGGACGTTTAAGAATATCAGGATTTCGTATCCTCGTTATTTTGGTTCACCTATCTCTAAGATGCACGCGAAAGCTAAGGAGAATATTCGTAAGAAGGGCATTGAGTCTAAGCATTATGTTGTAGGACCTATGCCTAGTTGGGATTTTAATCCTTTACTGGCGCGTGGTATTTTTGTGAAGATTCCTGAGTCACCTGTTCCGGTTCCTGAGGAGTTGGTGGATGACTTCGAGGCGGATCGTGACTGGGCTTGTGCTGCCTATCTGTGTCGTCCGGCTCGTACGAGGTTGCCTCCTTATTTTCGTTCTGAGGCTGCGGTGGATGCGGCTTTGGTTGATGCTCCTGAGATTCGTGTGAGTTGGGAGTATCACCGGGGTGCGTGGCATGCTCAGTTTTCTATTCCGCGTTCGTTGGTGCCTAAAGAGGGTGCTGTGTATGCGTGTCATGGTGATTTGGCTACGTCGCAGGATAGGGCCGGGTTCGCTATGGCTCATGTGGTTTCGTGGGATACGTACGCTAAGCGTGATTTGAACACTGGCGAAGAGGTTACGTTTGAATATTTGCCGGTGGTGCATGTGGATTGTGCATTGGCTTTGGAGGCGGATTTGTCGTTGAATCCTCCTCGGGAGATTCAGCTTCGTGCTATTCGTGAGCTTGTGTTTGATTTGGTGCAGCGTGGTTTTACTATTGGTCAGGTTAGTTTGGATGGTTGGCAGTCTTTGAGTACTCGCCAGGAGCTGATGGTTGCTGGTATTCAGGCTCCTTTGGTTTCTATTGATCGTAAGGAAGATCCTTATAAGTTGTTTCGCACTATGGTGGAAGAGGGACGTGCTCGCATGCCTTCTTCTTTGTTGTTGCGTCAGGAGATTCTTGGGTTGCAGCAGGATCCTCGTACTTTGAAGATTGATCATCCTGCTGATGGTTCTAAGGATTTGGCTGATGCTGTGTGTGGTGCTGTGAATGGCGCGGTTGAGTTGGGTGGTTCGGAGGCGACGAACGAAGACTCTCTTGAGGACGAGTTTTGGACGTCGGGGCCTTTGATGGCGCCGTTGGGTGCTTATGAGGCTGGGTGGGGTACGTTTTTGCCGCACTCTACGTGCGGTTCTAGTGCGGAGGTTAGTGCGTGTCGGTTACTAAGTTGCAGCCTGGTCAGATGGCTAAGCCTACGACCAAAGAAATCGATACGGAGATGGGCGTCCAGATTCGTGGGATGCCTTTTTCTGAGGTTTTTGCTAGCGGCGATTATGTTTTGATTCGCAATCAGGAGCCTACTGTTCAGCAGTTGGTTGAGATGCGTCGTAATGATGGTCAGGCTCGTGGTTTGTTTCGTTTGTTGACGATGCCGGTGCGGGCGGCTGCGCGGCGGTTGACGTGGATCCCGGCCCCGGGTGGGGATAAGGAGGCGAAGTTCGCGGAGGATTTGTTGTCTACTCCTGCAGTGTCGGGTGGGATGCAGACTTCCTTTGCTCGTGTAATTTCGCAGATGTTGTTAGCTGTGGTGGATGGTTTTGCTCCGTTTGAGTTGGTGTATACGGTTCCGCGTCGTGGCCCTTTGCAGGGTAAGTACGCGTTGTCTAAGATTGCTTATCGTCCTAGTGAGACCATTCAGTTCTTGATTGGTGAGAAGGGCGAGTATAACGGGTTGCGTCAGCGTACTGCTGCTCCTGGTGGCAGGTACTTGGACATTAAGATAGAAAAGGATAATTCTCTTTATTATGCTTGTGGGGATGAAGAGAACCCGTTCTATGGTGTTTCTTATTTCAATGCTGCCTTTTATCATTACGATAAGAAGATCAAGATGTATTACTTGGCGCATCTTGCTGCTCAGCATCGTGCGGTTGGGTCGCGACTTGGGAAGTATCCCCCCGGGGCATCTCCTAACGAGATTGCAGCCTTTAAGAAGGGACTTGCAGATTTTGGTCTCGCCCAGGCAATGTCGGTCCCTGACAAGGGTTACTCGGTCGAGGATTTAGGTAAGAGCCTCGGTGATTTCCCTTTTATGGATTTTATTAATCACCACAATTCGCAGATGTCTAAGTCTGTGTTGGCTCCGCATATGGATGAGCAGCAGGGTGGTCGTAGACCTACTGTCGACTTTAGTACTGATACTGAGGAAATGCACCAGATATTGATCAATGTTTTGATCTCGGATCTCGAGACGTTGATTAATGAGTGGCTGATTCCTAGGTTCATTGATTGGAATTTTGGTAGCCATAATTATCCGTCTGTTAAGTTTGGCGCGTTCAACGAGGATCAGAAGAAGGCGATTATAACTACGTTCGATAAGTTGGCAGGTGCTGGGCCTTCTGCGAATGTGACTCGTCGGTTTTTGTTGGAGCTTGAGCGGTATATGGCTGGCGAGATGGGAATGGATATAGATTACGAGAAGGTGTCTAAGGCTTTGGATAAGCAGGACGCTTTGTCGTTGGATCATTTTATGCAGGATCAGGCTCCTCCTCCTATGCAGCGTCCGTTTCAGCCGGTGGGTGCGAATCCTGCGGATCAGCAGCAGGGTGTACCGGCTGCACAGCAGTGGTTGCCGGGGCCTCAGCCTGTAGCTCCCGCTGGCGGCCCGGGTGCGTCTTCTGCTGCGTCCTCTACTGCGTCTGGTGGTTCACCGGCTCCTACGAAGGGGAAGTATCCGGCGTTGCCGTCTCAGCTTAGCGTGGAGGGTATTCCTTCGGCTTCTACGTGGTTGCACGATGATGCTGTGATGTCGTTGTCGTGGGCGGAGTGGAAGACGGCGGAGGATTTGGTGGGGTCGGTGTCGTGACTGCCCCTGCCGTGGCGGGTCCGGTGTCGAGTCAGGACCCTTTGATGCAGCTTTTGAATTTGAATGATGTTTCACGCGCGCGTACGGCTGCAATTGAGAATCAGGCTGACACTGAGATTGATCGTGTTTATGCTCAGCATTTGTCTGCTTATACGGCTCGCACTAGTCCGGCTGAGCAGTCGTCTTCGGCGGAGGATGAGACTCATCCTCTTTTGACTACTGCATTGTTGATTGCGGTGACTGCTGTTTTGCAGCGGGCATTTGCTGGTGGTGCTGCGGAGGGTCGGAGGTTTGCTGATCAGCAGTTAGGGGTGTTTGGCAGGTCTGCAAAGAGTGACACTATCTTTTCACTTGACGATGATTTTATGAGTCAGGTTGTGAAGGATTTTGTGGATGGGCAGAAGACGTTAGCTCAGTCTGGTGGTGTGGAGCCTGCTGAGTTGGTGATGGCGCTGGCGGGCCGTGCGAAGTTGGCTGCAGGGACGGCTATTGAAGCTGGCCGTAATCGCGCTACTGAGAATGAGTTAAAGCACGCTACTGAGGGTTGGACTGGTGAGGTCCATAAGTTGTGGACGGCTCGTTTTGATTTGGAGACGGTGCCGTGTCCTTTGTGTGTGCGGTTGCATGGTGTGCATGTTCCGTTGGATGATTCGTTCCCTGAGCGGCCGGGTGAGCCTGCCTCGTATCAGGGTGTGATTGCTCGCCCCCCTAGGCATCCTAATTGTAGATGTTCAATTTTATTATATCTTCCGGCGAAGATGGGTAAGAATAATTTAGGTCCTACTCCTCTTTCAATGATTCAGTATGCGGATCAGGTTTTGTCTTTGATGGGTTCGGATGCTGGGTTTGAGTTTGTTGAGGCTACTGTAGTGTGGGTTAAGCCTTATACTCGGTTGCAGAAGGGGCATCTCAACTTCGTCAAGGGTTACTATTTCAATATTGATACTGGGCGTAAAGTTCCACATCATAATAATCGTAACACGGGTGGTGGAGGGGGTGGTGTTCCTACTGTTTCAGTAGGCGCTATTCATACTCTTTCGACACCTAAGTTACATGGTAAGTCTGTTATTAAGGGTGGAGGTGGTTCAGGTAAGGCTACGTCTGGTCATGGTTGGACGCCGGGTTCTTATCATATTAGTTTGCCGGATGGCTCTCATGCTGGGTTGGATGTGCACCCAGATGGTTCGGGTGTTGCAACACATTTAGATAATTCTGAGAATGTCGATTCTAGTGGTGTAGGTAAGTATCTTGATTATTGGCATGGTTTGGGACAGGTCACTTCTCTTAAGAGCGATCCTCAGGATCCTACTATTGGTAAGCGCAGTGGTGATCCTATATCTCAACCTAAGAGCGAGTTGTTGGTAGGTCAGAAGACTTTTGCGCGCGATCATGTTGCTCAAGCTATTAAGTTGTTGAATGGGGAGAATTCTACTTCTGTTAAGGCTCCATTGAAGAATGCAGGTAACCCTCTTGCAGGCGAGGATTTGAAGAGTGTTGCGGAAACACATGCTGGTAAGAGTTTACATTACTCTAAGTTGAAGCAGGGTGTTGTTGATGCTTTGCAGCATCATTTGGATCAGCATGATTCCAACAATTCTTCATCTGGGGGTGCTGGGCCAGCTTCGAGTGGTGTTCCTGATGGTGGTGGGGTTTCTCCTACTAACAGTTCTGATATACCATCGATGACTGATGAGCAGTTGGCTAGTGCGTTAGGTTCTGCTCATAGTGCTTTTGCACAGGTTCGTACTAATGGTACTGCTACTAGTTCCCCTGAGTTTAAGAGTGCTCGGGATTCTGTGAAGGCGCTTGAGGCTGAGACTGCTAGTCGCGAGCAGGCGGTTCGTGGTGATGCGGTGTCGATTCCTGATGCTCCTACGCCACCGCGTTCGGCTGCGTTGCCGGTGGGTGCTGTTGCGCCTGCAGCGTTGCCTAGGCAGGAGTTGACTGCTTGGAGTGGGCTTCTGACGTCTGCGAAGTCTGCGTTTAAGGTTAGTCCTGCACCGGGTGATCGTGGCTCTGCGTTAGCTGCGGGGTTGCAGAAGGTAGCGTCGACTAGGCACCGGTATTACGTTCAGGTGTCCGGTAATAAGTCGACTGTGAGTATGAAGATGAATGATCTTGTCCCTGGGTCTACTGATCAGAATTATATGATTCACTCGAATGGTTCTGTGTGGGATCGTTCGTTGGATGTGAATGGTGCTGAGCGGTTGACGCCTGTTTCGGTGGCGCGAGCAAAGCAGTTGACTGATCCTCATTTTTCATCGGTTGATGGTATTTCACTTGATAAGGCACTTTCTGGTGTTCGCGCACTGAATGATCAGCATCTTGATACTTTTATGCAACATGCTCTTGTTTCTGGGAATATGGATGCTTTTGATACGTTGTCTGCTGAGGCTGATCGTCGTGATGTTACGTCGAAACGTAAATGGGCGGATGATGAGAAGCGTGCTGCTCAGTTTGAGAAGTTGTTGGCTGCGGGGGGTCATGAGGAGTCGGCGGTTGAGCAGGTTTATGGTGTGACGCCGGATGCTCAGCGTCGTAGGTCTGCGATTGCTGCTTTACGTGCTAATGGTTATACTGGGGTTAATCTTACTGAGCTTGGACGTAAAGCTTACAAGGATTACATCTATCAGTTGTATTTGCAGGCTGAGCTTGATATGCATGGACATATGTTGACGAAGGATGGGGAGGCTAAGGCGTTGTCTCCTCTTTCTTTGTTCTCGGGTCCTGAGTCTCGCGTATTGAAGTACGCATCTCCTGAGCTGAAAGAATGGTTTGAGTTGCATGGCCGTTTGACGTTCAAGGATTGGATTAATAATTATCTAGGTAAGTTCAATTCTGCACATCTGTGACGCGGTACTACTTGGTGTGAGAGGTCAACTGGTGTCGATTGAGCAGGATATGGTTGCTGCGTACCGTGACGGTGTGCGTGCCGCCCGGGTCGGCAATCCTAATTCAGACAACCCTTTTGACGTCAAATCTGCTTCTCCGTCAGCTAGAATTAAAGCTAAGATGTGGATTGAGGGTTATGTAGATGGTAACCCTATTCCAGATAGTATTTTAGATACGCATGTGCTTGAGGTGCAGGCTACTATTGTGCATGTTCCTGCGCATGCGAGGCATACTCCTCATGGTATTGAGGAAGTGTCAGCTTACGATTATGATCGTGAGACTGGTAAGCGGATTACTCCTCATCCTCGTGGCCATAAGGGTGTGACGATTAAGAGTATTTCACAGGCCCCCGGCGCGGCTCCGGTTTCGAGTAGTCCTTCTAGTACGCATTCTGAACCTGTCCACAATGATGCACAATCGCCTGGTACGCCGAGCGCTCCCAGTGGAGAACCTCCTGCCGCGCCTGCTCGAGCGGGGTTCCATGTAGCGTCTCAGGCGGATCATGAGCGTCTTGCTAAGGATGGCATTAAGTTGCCACCAGCTTGGACGAATGTTCAGGTTACTGATGATCCTAATGCAGCTTTGCAGGCTGTTGGTATGGACTCGAAAGGACGTTCTCAGTATGTCTATTCGTCGGCGCACTCAGAAAAGCAAGCGGCAGCGAAGTTCGCGAGGATTAATACTTTGCGTTCTCATATTGGGGATATCGATCATAGTATTTCTAGTGACTCAGCGACCAACGACCACGCCGCTGCTTTAATGTTGATTCGGCGGTTGGGGTTGCGCCCGGGTTCGGATTCTGATACTGGTGCAGAGAAGAAAGCGTTTGGTGCGACTAATCTTCGTGCTGGTCACGTTAAGGTAGATGGTGAGACTGTTCATCTCGATTTCACTGGTAAAAAGGGTGTAGATCTTTCTTTCTCTGTTGAGGATCCTCAGTTGGCTGCTATGTTGACGCCTAGACTTGCTGGTAAGGCACCAGGGGATAAGGTGTTTGCCACAAATGAGAGAAAGACAGCAGACTATCTACATTCTGTTGCTCCTGGGTTTAAGTTAAAGGATTTACGTACGTATCATGGCACGTTGCATGCTTTTGCTATGGTGGAGGCTATGCCGGTACCATCTAATAAGGCGGCTTTGGTGAAGGCTCGCCGCGCGGTGGCTGTGGCGGTGTCGGAGAAACTTGGTAACACTCCGACTGTTGCACTGGCTTCTTACATTGATCCGTCTGTTTTTGCGAAGTGGGAGGGGGTGGGTAGCGGTGAGCAGCCCGTCAGTGAATAGTGACGCTGATATGCAGACTGGACCGTCTATGGACGAATTGGAGTCTGTGGCTGACGATTTCTTCGAGACGCGTCGTTATTCGCCTGCTCCTGATTTGGCGGTGGATGGGGATGGGTTGCCGGTGGTGAAGGACGAGCCGGAAGATTCATCTGCTACTGATTCTGGCGATTCTGCGGTATAGTGTTTGTTTGTGACTGAGCCTTATTTGGATGCTGTTCCTGCTTGCCCTATGGAGTGGGAGTATATGGCCGTTTCTATCGCGGCCGGGTCTGTGCCTAAGAGTGAGGTATGTAATAAGCCTGCTACTGTCCTTATGGTAATTAAGGGTGTCCCTACTTTAGTTTGCGTAGAGTGTGCCGATGAGTTACGTAATAAACACTATGCTAAGGATCCATCTGATGGAGTCTAAACCACGAGTTATTGAAGCTCGTCTTAGTCCTAGAGGTTTTGTCGCGCAGCGGTTGGAAGAGAATATTAATGGTAAGGGTCGGTGGGTAGAGACTTTTGTTATTGACGGTAGTAGTCTTCTTAATCTTGAAGTGTTCAATGATGAGGTAGCTGATTGGCCTCGGTTGGTTGTTGGCGAATAATGGTGTATGGCGTCTGACTGCATCATTGCTCCTAGTCCTTATGCTGACTGGACGGCAACGGATACTGAAACTGAGGTCGAGCTTTCTCGGAAGGTGCAGGGAAAGGTTTACCGTAAGCATATCCTGAATAGGGGTGTGCTGCTCCATCCTGTCACTGGCACGAAGATTGATATCAATGATGAGTTCATTGATAGGATGAAGCGTAATTTTACGAATAATGTTTGTGATATTGTGCAGGTTCCTCTCGCTAATGATCAGAATGCGCATGTTGAGAACCCAGCAGCGAATCTTGGTGAAGTCGTAGGTATTGAAGATAATAAGGCGACTGGCAAGGTTTACGCTCTGGTTGATGCTCGCAAGCATGTTAATGATTTTGGTAAAACACTGCTTGGTGCGTCAGCGTTTTTTCATTTGAATTATAAGGATTCGAAGTCTGGCCAGCGTGTTGGTCCTACTCTTTTGCACGTGGCTGTCACTAATCGTCCTTATGTGACAGGTCTTGATCCATATGAGGCGGTTGTTGCTGCATCGGCCGAAGACCTTGGTGAGCCCGTTCTTGTTCAGATGAGCGGCGATTCTCAGGAGGTTTCTGTGCCGCGACCTTTGGCGGATGTGTTGGCGGAGCTTAACACTGATCACCAGATCGATGTTGATGCTTTGCGTACTCAGCTTTCTACTGCTGAGACTGCTGTCACTGACGCTGTTACTGCTTCTGAGGTCGCAGAGAAGAAGGCTGCAGATCTTGAGGTGAAGCTTTCTGCTGTTGATACCACTCTTGCTGATCGGGTGGCCGCTGCCCTCGCGGGTTCGGAGGAAGGCGCCAAGTTGTCGAAGTCTGATGGTGTTTCAGACGAGGATGTTGTCAAGGCTGTGACTGAGTTGGCTAATCGTAACGTGGCTTTGTCTGCAGCGCAGACTGCTTCGGATGGTCGGATTGCTGCGTTGGAGACGAAGAACGCTGAGATCGAGGTTGATCGTCTTATTAGTGAGGGTCGTATCCTTCCGGCTAAGCGTGAGGTCCATTTGACGATGTGTCTCACTAACCGTGAGATGTTCGATCAGATTGTTCCTGATGAGCCCATTGTGAAGATGAGTGTTGAGCAGGGGATTGCTCCTCAGGGCAAAGAGCACGATAAGCATGAAATTGATATCGAGGCGGAGATTGCGCGCTTGACTGCTCCCGGTGGTGCCGCCGCTCAGTACGTTGGAACTAAGTCTTAGTCGATAACGAGTTTTTGAGCTAGGCGGAGGGAAAGAGCGTAATGGCTGTAGAGTACGTCGGCAATATTATCCCGGCGCCTGGTTTTTACAAGGGTAACACTAGTTATGATCCTGAGCTTCTTTACTCGACTGCGCGGTTTACGCAGAAGGGTGTGACGTTGGCCCCGGGTCAGGGGATTCTCCCGCTCGGGCAGGCAATGGCTCAGCGTACTGCCGACAAGTTGTGGGTTAAGTACAATGATGGTGGTTCTGGTGGTGCTAACGTTTGTCGCGGTATTTTGCGGCGCGGCGTTGACACTGGAACAGATAGTTCTTCTGACGCTCGTGTTTACCAGGGTAACGTCGTTATCTCTGGCATTCTGAAGCTTGAGATGGTTGTCGGTTCTGATGCTGCCGCGCTGGTCGATCTTAATGCGCGTACTGACAGTGTGTTTGGAACTTACACCTTCTAATAATTAAATCGATAGGCCAACCGGTTGAGACCTTAGGGGTCTGGTGCAGGCCGGGATCCGCACAGGATTCGCTGATGAAGACAAGTGCTAGCTGGCTGCTAGCCCGAGCTTTGAGGTGATGAAGTGCCGGAAATTGGTCTGCTTGAGCCTATGGTGTTGAAGGGTGTTGTAGAAAAACTACAAACACCGGAAACGCTGATTTTGAAGAATAGACTTTCTAGTGCTCCGTGGCCTTATCCGGTTGCGCGCTGGGATGTCATTCGTGGTAGCCGTATGATGGCTAAGCCAAATGTACCGAACTCCGAGGCGCACGTTGTGCCTCGGTTGGGTCGGTCGCAGGAAAGCGCAGCCTTCATTTACTTGCGTGAGAAGAAGATATTTGAGCCGACGACCATTCACTGGTTGCGGACTCCTGGTCAGCTTGCTGCGACGAATGCAGAGCAGGCTGTTCTCCGTGAGATCAATGACCTGAACATTCGTTTTGATAACTTTGTTGAGTTCTGTGCTTGGAAGGCTCTGCAGGGCCGCATTCAGCTTGACTTCCCGGATGTGCAAGCTGATATCGATTACAAGTTCCCTTCCTCGCATCAGGTGACTGCTTCTATTGCGTGGGGAAGTGCTACGGTTCCGCAGATTATGGCGGATGTGCGCGCGTGGAAGCGTCAGATTCAGCGTGATGGTCAGGTTCCGGTGCGTGAGGTTTTCACTACTGAGAATACTCTCGCTCAGGTCTTCGATGCTTTTGCGGCGAATGGTAACGCTGCCGGTCTGATGTCGGACCGTATGCGGGATGAGTACTACTCGACTGGTATTCTCCCGGGCTTCTTGGGGCTGAACTGGACTGTTTGTGAGTCAATCTATGAGACTGATGATGGGACTGAGACTCGGTTCTTGGATGAGGGCCTCATGATTTTCTCTAACCTGACTGACAATCGTCCGATGGAGTTCCTTGAGGGTCCTTCCGCTGATGATGACGCTCCTGACGGTCACACTGGTAAGTTCAGTAAGACGTGGAAAGAGAATGACCCGTCTTTCCGCCAATACTTGATGGAGTATAATTTCTTGCCGGTTGTATACCGTCCTGAGCAGTTCCTAGTCGCTAACGTGGGCGTCTAGTATCACTGATTAACCAAGGAGCACGTTGATGCCCGATACTATTCGTTTTCCTAAGCAGGGACCGGACGCGGCTGTTGCGCCAGCAGCCGCTCCGGCTTCCGTTGTGTCTGCACCAGTTCCTTCTGAGCCTGATGTGGTTCCTGTTCCCGTTGAGGAGCCTCAGGTTATCCTGATTCACATTCTCGAAGACGGATTTTCTGCGCACGGCCAGATTTGGTATCGTGGACAGGAGATCGAGTATGTTACGGACGAGGTTGTGTACAAGGATACTATGGATCGGTTTGGGGATTCTTGGTTGGATCTTGATGACCGTGGACAGATGCAGCGTTATGGCCGAATTTATTTCCGTCACGGCCCGTGGCCGGGTCAGCCATATGCTGACGATAATTCGTTGGAGGCGGAATTGAAGCGTGGGAGGAAGCCTCGCGCTATCGCTCCTGTTTCGGCGGCTCGTCGTTAAGAGGTTGCGCTTGTTAGTTCGATAGGGGAGTGGTCGTGGATACTGGACTAACTCTTGTCGACCTGGCTAATTTTACTGGCAAAGAGTCTATTTACTACAAGCGCTTTGTTGTTGAGTCTCTCCTGCAGGCTGGGGATTTGTTTGAGCTTGCTACTGGATTGACGGAGCTTCCTGACGAAGGTTTAAATCTTAGATTAGCTAATCGTGGCGTGTTGTCTATGGCTGAGGCTCTTTATGAGGGCCAGGATAGTCGTGATTTGCGGTTTTCTCCTTTCCGTACGGAGACGATTGGTACTTATTCTTATTCGTTGGCACAGAATGCGGTTTTGCAGGGGATTCCTACGGGTGTTGCTTGGTTTGATTTGGCTGTGTCTCAGTTGCGGTCTGAGCTTGCGATTGAGAGTAATTCGATTCATGTTTATGATCGGCATAACGATACTGCAGAAGTTCATGGTGAGAGGATTCTAGTCGGTCCTGCGGATACAAATAGATTTAGAGGTTCTCCTTATACTGGGCGAGATTCTTTTGTTGAGCATGCAGGCTGGGAGCCTGATGATTGGCCGTTTTCATAATGATCGGCATTCATTTAATGCCTTCACGGGTTAAGGTATCTCGCCCGCTAGTTTCTATGCAGGACGGAATTCTTACTACAGCATGGCGCGATGTTGCAGGACTTGAAGAAGTGCCTATTAGACTTGAGGTCGGTTTTTTCCGACCCGGTAAAGACTTCCCTATGCCTCCTCAGGCTGGTCGTACTCCTGATCGTGTTGCTACCTATTGGGTTTCTCCCAATATTGATTTACGTCCTGGTGACCACATTGAGTGTGTTTCTGGCCCCGTGACTGGTACGTGGCAGATTCGTGTCGCTCCTGATGTTTCTACTAGTATGTCTCGATTGCATCATCTCGAGGGGCAGGCGGTGGAGCTTCCCCCGTCTGTGGCTGCGGGTGTTCGGTCGTCGTGATTTCTATTAGCATTAATATGGATGAGTGGAAAGACGCGTTAAGAGCGATCTCTGGTCCGGGTGAGGAGACGGTCGCTGAATTAGAAGCGATTATGGATACTGCTTTTGCTGAGACTCAGGCTATTGTTCACGTTATTACTGGTTCTCTTAAGGGTTCTGGTCGTACTCATTTTGAGACGAAAGAGTCTGAGTGGAGTGGGGATATATCTTATGGTGGGGATTCTCCTGGGTTTCCTCATGATCCTGTTACGTATGCTGGCGCTGAGATGGGTAAAGGAGGATCGCACGACTTCCTTCGCAATGTTGACTTGATCCACGAAGATTTAAAGAATGCTATGTATACGTCGATGGATATTAGGATGAGGGAATGACTTTACCTTTGGTCGCTTCGGCCACGGTGGATGTGGCGTTGGCGGCTAGGCGCCGGTTAGCGGCTGTGGAGGCTGTACGGGCTGTCCTGGGGCCTGCTGGGGTGGGTTCTGAGGCGTCGACGTGGTTGTTCCATGACGAGTTTGGTGTGGTGGTTGAGGGGAGTTCGAGTACGGCTGCGGTGGTGTCGGTGGCTGGCGCGTGGGCGCGTCCGAATTCTCATAACACTGCGAGGTTCCCTCGGTTGCGTTTGGAGTTGATTGCAGACGCGTCCCGAGATGCTGGGTTGATTGTCAGACGAGATGCTGAGTCTCGGTTGTGGGCTGCGTGGGAGCCTTTTGATACTGAGTTGCATCGCCCGATGGGTTTCGATGAGACGTGGGGTCGGGAGGATACCGATAGGGGGTTGCGGGTGTGGGGGTCGCAGCTTCTTTCTCATCCTGATGTGCTTGATGTAGCAGATTTTGATGGTGGTAAGAAACTTATTTGTCACTACGGACTGAGCGTAGGTTAATGAAAGTACTGATCTCTGCTCCTGCCAATTCAGTAACTGGTTACGGTAAAGATGGGATTGAGCTTGTTCGTGCGTTTCAGCAGTGGGGTGCTGATACGTTTTTGGCTCCGTCTTCTGTCTTCCCTCCGCTGCCTAGGGATATTGCTGCAGCTTTGACGCGTCCTATTCCTGATATGGTTGATTTACTTATTTCGCATAGGTGTCCTCAGGAGTTGGCTAAGCCGGATCAGTGTGGTATTTGGTGTGCGTCTACGGTTGCTTTGGCCTGGACGATGTGGGAGTGGGATTCACTGGATAATGTTGATGAGCTTGGTCCTAATAATTGTGAGCATGCGTTTAATGTGAGACAGAATCTTAAGCAGTCTTTGGATAGGTTCGATTCTGTTCTTGCTTATGATGAGGTTTCGCGCCGCGCGTTGGAACCTTATTGTGATAATATTTCGGTGTTGCAGGGGGGTGTGGATCCGGTTCTTGAGTGTAAGCGTGATTGGTTTGCTAGTCCGTTTAAGTTTTTGATGGCTGGTGCTCTTTCTACGAGGAAGAATCCGTGGGTTGCTATTGAGGCGTTTAAGCAGCTTCGCGATGCTGGTGAGCTTGCTGATGCTGAGTTGATTTTGAAGACTACTTTTCCTGGGTTGCATCCTGCTATGGAGCAGTGGTGTCCTGGGTTGAAGGTTATTGCTGAGTCTTGGTCTGAAGATAAGTTATTTGATTTGTATAATTCTTGTCATGTGTTGTTGGCTCCGTCGTGGGGTGAAGGTAAGAATCGTCCGGCTGTGCAGTTTGCTATGTCTGGTGGGGCTGTGGTTGCTCCCTTGATGGGTGGGCATGCACAGTGGATGTCTTCGCAGTATGCGTGGCCTGTGAGTTTTGAGTGGAAGGATTTTACTCCTGGTGTTAAGGGAGCGAAAGTTTCTGTAGATCATTTGTCAGAGATTATGTTGGATTTGTATAAGGATCGTGCGTCTATTAGGCCGCGTGTTGAGGCTGCCGCACGTGTGTTGCCTGCGATGATGAATTGGGATTCTGTTTTAGAGAGATTGTTGTTGAGACTTCCTGTGTTGGCCGGTGGGCGTGGGTTAGAGGTTGCGTCGTTGATGCGTTCGTGCCGTTCGGGGGCCGGGTCGGCTGTTGTTCGTGACTCGGATATCCGTAGTGCTTTGGACAAGGTGTCTTAGTGACTGCCCCTTCTGAGATTTCTTTGCGTTGTCCTTTAGGGCCACGTAAGTTACTGGCTAAGTTGCGTGTGAGTGGTGAGCAACCTGAAGTGACGTCTGGCAATCTTTTGGAGATGGCTTGCCAGGATTGCCGTCGTAGATTGCGTTCTGAAGGGCATTCTGACATTAAGTTGATTTTGCATAGGTTTGATATTCTTGGTGAGTTGGTGGAGACAGAGATTCTTCGTGTTGCGATCAGTGGCGCCGAACATCCATCTGAGGGCTAGCGCCTTTGGGCGTTGAGCAATGAATGCCATAGCTCAGAAGTCAGTCGTGTGTTTCTACTTTTGAGCTGAGGGATTCGATAGTGTCTACGGGAATTTTTGAAGGGTTTAGCGTTTCTCACGCTGCTATCCTTGACGGCACGACTGGCGCTGAGCAAGCGGATATTTATGGTGTTCGTGAGGGTTCTGTAGCGGTTAACTCAGATCAGCATGATAACACTGGCGATAACGCAGTGCTGTCTAGCTGGTTTTGGTTCAACTATGCTGAGCTGAAGATTAGCTCTGGCTACATTCCTTTTAGAGTTATCTCGCTGTTGACTGGCGCTACAGTGACATCGTCTTCAGATAGTTGGAGCGTTCCGCTGTGGAATCAGAGCAGTTTGAACCAGCCACCTAAGCCTGTATTGATTCGTGTGCCGTCTAAGGATTCTTTGGGCGCGATTCGTACCATGGACATTGTTCTTTATCGTGTTCAGTTCCAGCCGATCGCGTTTGATGGTCCTACCTATAAGGATGGCATGACCGTTAACTACACTGGTCGTGCAGTTCTTTCTACTGTTGATGAGGCTGGTGTTGCTCTTACTGAGCAGTCTATCGGTCGTTTGGTGAATACCTCTGCAGCCTAGTTCCATTCTTTTTTAGACGCCAGGGAGCGCGTACGTGGTTAATGTTGTGACTGATCCTACTTCTGAGATCGATCGTCTTGATCCAGAGTCTGCTGTTGTTGATTTGTCTTCTGGTATTTCAGCGAAGGTACTGCCTTTGCGTATGAGGCAGTTGTTTAAGCTGCTTCGTATTGTGACGCGTGGTGGTTCTTCTTATCTTCCGGCTTTGCGTGATGCTTTGTCGATGGCGACTGATGAGAATGCCGCCGAGGTGTTTGGCACGCAATTGTTAGCTATTGCGGTTATTGCGTTGCCTGAGGCTGAGGATGAGACGGTCGCGTTTATTCAGTCTGTGGTGGAGCCGGTTGGTCTGACTCCGGGTCGGGATAAGCAGGCTAAGGAGCGTAACGCTCAGCTTGTTGATGTGTTGTATTCGGAGTTGGAGAATCCGGATATTGGTGATGTTGTGACCATCATCGAGACTGTGGTTAATCAGGAGAAAGACGATCTGGTTGCTTTGGGGAAACGCCTAGCGGCGATGTTCAAGGTCGCCGCGAAGACCGATCCTACTCTCGCAGTGATCCAACAGGCGTCTATCGATCAGACAGCAGGGTTGCAGGAGCCTTTGCCCGAACCTGTGACCTCATCTCTTCCGAGTACGGATGGTCCGACGATTGTGTCCTCGACCTCACCGTCCGTCGAGTAAGGCAGATTGTTGAGTCTGTTCGAGAGCGTTTGTCTGTTGAGGATGCTAAGTCTCGGTTGTATTTAGAATGGCAGACCAGAGCCCTCGCCACTTTTATTGCGGCTACCGCTATGTCTTCGGATGGCGCGAAGGAATTGCAGCGAGCTGCAATGAATCTCTCGATTATCCCGGAGGAACCCGAAGAAACCACTAGCCCGTCAGTTATTGAGCCTGTTCCAGGTTCGTTCGAGAAATTGATGGGGATATTTCCTACCCGTCAATGATGGGTATGCTAGAAGTGGGGTGAATCGGTGCCTTCCGCTACAGCGGTTTTTAAGGCTGTCGCCGATTTCGCTTCATTGAATAGTGAGGTTGATAAGACTGCTGCGAAGCTTACGGCATTAAAGTCGTTGGCTTCTGACCCAGCATCTTCGAAGGCGTTTGAGTCCAATGTTTCGAAGATGGCGACTGCTCAGTCTAAGTTGCGTGGTGAGACTGATAAGTTAACTACTTCGTTGCAGCGCGGTGAGGAAGCTGCAACGAAGTCTGCGGACAAGCATACTATTGCTTTGAATAAAGAGCAGCAGGCTGCTAGTTCTAAGCTTGATATGGTTCAGAAGTTGTCGGCGAGTCTTGCCAATTTGGTTAATTCTGAGAAGGATGCCTCGTCTAGTAGTGATGGGCATTCTACTGCTCTTGGTAAAGAGAAGAATGCTGCTAAAGATGCGACTACTGCACATAAGGCGCATTCTGCTGCGTTAAAGGATGTGGCTCGGGATACTGACGATGCTGCACGTTCTTCAGATAAGCTTGGTGATTCTAATCGTCGTACTGGATCGTCGGCTCAGCAGTCTAAGGGGTATTTCGCCTCTCTTTCATCTGAGCTGAAGAATTATAGTAGTTCTTCTAAGGACGCGGATTCTTCGTCGTCTAAGTTTTTGCGTACTCTATTGTTGATGGTTGCCCCGGCTCTACCGGCTTTTATTGGTGGGCTGATTGGTTCGATCGTTGCGCTGGGTGGCGCGCTGATCGGCATTTTGGGTGCTGCTGCGCCTGCTGCGGGTGCGATTGCTGCGTTGGGTCCTGCTGCTTTAGCGGCGGCCGGGGCAGTGGGCACAGCATTATTGGCTTTTAAGGGTATTGGTACTGCCTTAAAGGCTTTACAGAGTGCACAGTCTCAGTCTGCTCAGTCGGCTGCGTCTGATGCTCAGGCGGCTGCGTCGGCCACGCGTGGGTTGGCTAATGCGCAGGATGCTCTGGCTAATGCGGAGCGTTCGCGAGCGCAGGCTGAGGTACAGGGTGAGAAAGATGTAGCGGCTGCAGATAAAGCTTTAGCGCAGGCGCATAAGGATGTTCAGACTGCTCTTGCTAGTTTGAATGCTGAGCGTGAGAAAGCTGTACGCGATCTCATTGATATGCAGAATGCTGAGATCGACGCTAGGCTGTCGGTCGAGTCTGCTGAGATTGCTCTTATTGATGCACAGCAGAATCAAGCTGCAGTTAATGCTAGTGCTACTTCTACGGCTTTGGATAAGCGTAAAGCTGATTTGCAGGTTGCTGAGGCTGAGCAGCGTTTAGCCGAAGCAAGGATTTCATCTTCGAGAGCTACTGAAGATAATACTAAAGCGCAGGCTGATGGTGTTAATGGAGCAGCTAATGTAGTTAATGCTTCTAATCAGGTAGCGAGCGCTAAGGATGCTGAGACACAAGCAGTTGAGAATGCTGCGGATGCACGGGTTACTGCTGCGGATAGAATGTTGTCTGCGGATCAGTCGGTTACGCAGGCGCAGCGTTCGTTAGAGGCTGCGCTTGAGCAGGTTTCGAGTGCAGCGAATAAGCAGAATGCGGCACAGACTGCTCTTGCTACTGCAATGTCGCATTTGGCTCCTGCTGGCCAGCAGTTTGTTTATTTTTTGCAGTCTCTTATCCCGTTGGTTGATAAGATTACTGGCGCCGCTGAGGGCGCGTTCCTGCCCGGGTTAGAGACTGCGATTAAAGCAGTCATTCCTCTGGTTGACTCAGTAGCAATACCTTCTATTAAAGCTTTTGGCGCTGTTCTTAGTTCTCTTGCTAATGACGGTGCTGCTGAGCTTAACAGTTTTCAGAAGGACTTCCTTTCGTTTGGTACTGGGGAAGGTCCAAAGCTTGTAGATAACTTTGGGCACATACTCCTTAATCTTCTTAGCGTTATTGAAAACTTGTCTATGGCGGCTGTTCCGCTGTTGGACTGGTTGACCAAGCTGACGTTGGCTTGGTCTGAGCATATTAAAGCGACTACTCAGGCTGCTCGTGATACTGGTCAGCTTACTGATTTCTTTGTTAAAGTTAAAGATATACTATCTCTTCTTGGTAACATCCTGAAGAATGTTGGTGGCATTCTTTATCAGGTTTTCGCAGCAGCGGCTCCTTTGGGTGAGCGGTTGTTGACGTCGTTTGAGGAGTTGACGAAGAAGACTAATGATTACCTACACACTGCTGAGGGTTTTGGTAAGCTAAAGAAGTATTTCGATGATATGGAGCCTTCGATCCGTATCATTTTGCAGTTGCTTGGTATGTTGGCTACGTCTATTATTGGGACTGGTGCTTCTAAGACAACTTATGAGTTGCTGGTTGCGGTTAGAGATAATTTGGTTCCTGCGTTCCAGCGTCTTGCTGCTGCAATGAAGGATGTTTCACTTTCTATTGGTCAGCAGCTTATTGAGATTATTTCGAAGCTTGCTGATGTTCTTACTAACTTGGTTAATGCTGGAGGCGGAGGTGGTTTGTCAGCTTTCGTTACTATATTGAATATTTTTGCTTCTGTTTTGCAGGCTATCACTTCGGTTCCTTATATTGCTGAGCTTGGTGTGTGGTTGTTGGCGATTGCTGGTGGGTTGAAAGCAATCAAGCTGATAGGTTCTATTACTGGTTTGTCTAGTGTTGCTGGTGGGATTAACGCGTTGGCTGGGCGGTCTGCTTCTTATTTGGCTGGTGAGGCTGCTCCGGTTAAGGCGTCTCCTACGAGTTTTGTTGGTGGTGTGAAGTCGGCTGTTGCGGGTGAGACTGCTACTCCTCGTACGATTACGGCGCGTGCCGGTGCTGCGGTGGGCGGCGCGGCGATGTCGGTGTTCAAGCCGGGGACTCCTGCAGCGTCGCCTGTTCAGACTGCTGTTCCTGCTGGGGCTGCGCCTTTTTATCCTCCTGGTACTCCTCGCTCGGCACCTGCTGCGCCGTCGCGGTTGAGCGCGGTGGCGGGCTCTGTGGGCCGTGGCGCGGTGGCTGTGGGGCGGGTGGCCGGTGGGATCGCGGGGTCTATTGGTGGTGGTCTGGCCGGGGCAGCGATCGGCCAGGCGGTGGGTGGGGATACTGGTGCAGCGGTTGGTGGTATTGCAGGTTCTATTGCTGGGTCGTTTGCACCGGAAGTCATTTCGGCTGGTTTGGCGAAGATTAAGCCTCTTGCTGAGGCTGCTAAGTCTGCGTTGTCTGGTGTTGCTTCTACGTTGTCGGGTGCTGTTGCTAGTGCGGCTGGTAGTGCAGCGTCTGGGTTAGGTAAGGCTGTTGGGTCTGCTTTGCAGGTTGCGGGTGCTGTTGCTAGCGCTGCAGGTAGTTACATTAAGTTGGGTGTTGAGACTTTAGCTGCTAATGCTAAGCAGTTGTTGTTTGCTGCGGGGTCTGCGATTGTTAAGGGTGCTACTGCTGCGTGGGCTGCGGTGCAGTGGTTGTTGAATGCTGCGATGGATGCTAACCCTATCGGGTTGGTTGTTCTTGCGATTGCAGCTTTGGTTGCTGCGTTTATTTATGCTTGGACGCATTCTGAGACGTTCCGTAATATTGTTATTGGTGCGTTGGATGCTGTTGGTGCTTTCTTCACTGCTGTGTGGACTAATGTTATCAAGCCTATTGTTGACTTGTTTTTGGAGGGGTTACAGCAGCTAGGTGATGCTGGTACGTGGTTGTGGGTTAATGCTATTAAGCCTGCTCTTGATTTCATGGGGGCTGCGTTTGGTTTCTTGTGGAATACTCTTGTTAAGCCTGTGATTGATTCTTTGGTCAGAGCTTTCCAGGATACAGGTAACGCTGCTTTGTGGTTGTGGAATAATGCTATTAAGCCTGCTCTAGATTTCATTGGTGGTGCTTTCACAGGCATTTACAATAACATCCTCTTGCCTATCTTCAATGGCTTTATGGGTGTGGTACATCTTCTTGGTGATACTTTTACGAATGTTATTGGTGCTATTGAGGGTGCTTGGAACAGGTTAGGTGATATTGCTAAGGGTCCTGTTAACTTTGTGATTGACGTTGTTTACAATCGTGGGATTGTTCCGTTGTGGAATGGTCTTGCTGGTGTGTTCGGGTTGGGGAAGCTAGCGCCTGCTGCGTTGCTGGCTGAGGGTGGTGTTCTCCCTGGCTATGCTCCGGGTCGGGACTCGGTACCAGTGGTCCTCTCGCCAGGAGAGGGAGTACTCGTTCCTGAGGCTGTTCGGGGACTGGGTCCTGACTTTGTTTACAAGGCGAATGAGTTTTATTCTGGTGGTCGTGCTAAGCCAGCGGGTGGGAATAGGTTTGCTGGTGGTGGTGTCGTTGGTGATGTTACGGGCGCGATTGCTTCGATGGTGTCGGATCCTGTTGGGTCTGTTCGTACGTTGTTTGGTGGGGTGTCTGATGATGCTGGGCGTGTGCCCGGGTCAGGTGGCTTCACTGATGTTATGAAGGCTATACCTTCTAAAGTTATTGACGCGGTTATTGAGAAGGCTAAGGATTATGCGGCGCGGGCGGCTGCCGCTGCAGCGGCGTTGGCTAATGCTGGTGCGAGTGGGTTGTTGCAGGGTGGTGGGGCTGGCGTTGAGCAGTGGAGGGCCACTGGGTTAGCGGCACTGACTGCTGAGAATCAGGCTCTTGAGAATATCGGTGCCTTGTTGATGCAGATGAGCACTGAGTCTGGTGGTAATCCTACTGTGGTTAATCAGTGGGATTCGAACTGGCAGGCTGGTCATCCTTCTGTTGGTTTGATGCAGGTTATCGCTGGCACGTACGCGGCTTACAAGGATGCTAGGTTTGATAAGGGTCCTTATTCGTATGGTGTGTCGGTTGATCCTATGGCTAATATTACTTCTGCTATTAAGTATACTGTGGCTGCGTATGGTTCGTTGGCTGCGGGGTGGAAGGGTCACGGTTACGCGGATGGTGGTGTGGTTACTGCTTCTGGGCCGGGTGGGGGTGATTCGGTTCCGGCGATGTTGACGCCGGGTGAGTTTGTTTTGAGTAGGGGTGTGTCGGAGGCACTTGGCCTTGATTTGTTGACGAGGTTGAACGCGTCAGGTGGGGTGCATGCTGCTGACTTGTTCTCGCCTGTGGGGCGTGCGTCGGTGCAGCGGTTTGCGTTGGGGGGTGCTGTGCGGGCCGGGTTGGATGCGGCGTTGTCGGCCGGGTCATCTTCTACGGTGGTGCATGGCGCTTCTAGTAGTGACTCATCTAGGGATGTTGTCATTAATACGAACATCTATAATCCGGTTGCTGAGACTGCTTCTGACTCGGCGGCGGCTCGTATGCGTTCTTTGTCTTTGATGGGGATGTTCTCGTGAGTGAGGTTTTCACATGTCTATGACTGTGAATGGTGTTGATATATCTAATTTGGCGTATAATGTTGGGGATTTGACTGGTCGTTGGACTAGTCCTCCTAAGCGTGGTAAAGATTTGGATGTCCCGGGTCGGCATGGGACGGTTCGTACTCCTCGTAAGAAGTATTCTTCTGGTACTGTTATTCTGCCTTTTTGGATTAATGGTTGTAACACTGATGGCACTCTGCCTAGTGATAAGAAGTTGCGCACTATGTTGCAGAAGAATGCTGATCGGTTGGGTATGTTGTTTAGTGTTGATGATGTGGTGTTGGTGCAGACTTTGGAGGATGGTTCGCATCGGCAGGTGAATGGTCAGGTTGTTGATGCTATTGATATGACGGTTTTGGCTGGGGCGTCGAGGGCTGAGTTTGCTGTGACGTTGCGGGTGTCGGGTGCTTTTTGGAAAGATACGGTTGATGTGACGGAGTCTAAGACTGGTACTGGTGTGTGGAATGTTTCTGCGTTTACTGGTGCGACGGCTCCTATGGATGATTTGATTGTGAAGTTTACGGGTCCTTGCACGAATCCTAAGTTGTTGTCTTCGTCTGGGGTTTATGTTCAGTATAATGCTGTGTTGACGGGGTCGCAGTCTGTGGCTATTGATTGTGGGTTGTGGACTTTGACGGGAACATCTATTACGCCTTCTTATAGTGCGTTGGTGCATGGTGGGGATCCTCGGTGGTTTGTGTTGGATCCTGGTGATGTGATTCCGCAGGTGACTGCGTCGCAGACTGCTGGTAGTACTGGTGTGTTTGCGTTGACTGGTAGGCGTAAGTATTTGTTTGCTGGTTAATCTTCTTTTCTTGCCCCGGGTTAGTGAGGGTGTTTCGTGTTAGTTGAGTTTTGGGTTTTGAATACTGATTTGTCTCTTAGGTGTCCTTTGCCTGATGTGGAGACGTTTACGATTTCGCCGGTGGTGAATGATGCGGGGTCGCTTACTTTTACTTATCCTGCTAATGGGGTGAATTGGTCTGTTTTGAATGAGACGGTCGTTGATGATCGTGATTTGATGATTCGTACTTTTATTGATGGTGTTGCGCAGGATGAGTTGTTGTCTTATGTTTCTGAGTCTGCTGGTGATGATGTTGTTGAGGGTTCTGTTTGGTCGTATACTGGTTTGTTGGCTGCTGGTCGTTTGAGTGAGGCTGTGGTGGAGCCTCAGGGTGGTATGCCTACGCAGGGTGATGATGCGACTGTCGCTTCTAATGATGCGCATTATTATTCTTGTACTGCTGGTACCATTGTTGCGACGTTGATGGCTGAGGCTGTTGCGCGTGGTGCTTTGACGGATATGACGTGGGCGTCTTTTACTGGTACTCATGATTCTGCTGGTGTTTCTTGGACTCAGATTATTACTTTGACGTTCGCTCCGGGTACGGATTATTTGAAGTGTTTGCAGGGGTTGGCTACTGCTGGGATGTGTGAGTTTAAGGTTATTGGTAAGGATTTGAAGATTTATCAGCCCCCTTTTGGGGTTGATAGGACTCTTACTAATCCTCCTGTTGTTTTTCGTGAGGGTCAGAGTATTGTTGATTCTCCTCGTAAGCATACTGTTCGTGGTACTGCTACTTCTGCGTTGGTTGCGGGTGCGTTGGGGGTGTATCAGTGGGCGAGTGATGCTGGTGCTTTGACTAGGCGTGGTAGGCGTATTGAGATTGGTGTGTCGCAGGGGCAGATCAGTGATCCTACTACGTTGACTGCGTATTCTCAGTTTTTCCTTTCTGGTGCTATTTCTGGGACGATGGAGAAGACGCATGGTTTGACGTTGGATGCGGGTAGTGTTACTGGTGGTCCTGTTCCGTTGCGTGATTTTGATACGGGGGATTGGGGTTGGTCTGATCTTGGGTCGGATTTGGAGAGGTTGCGTGTTGCACAGTGGACTATCGCTCAGGATGCTGATGGTGAGTTGTCCGGGTCGGTGGTGTTGAATGATTTGATTGCTGAGCGTACTGCTGCGTTGGCTTTACGGTTGCAGGGTATTGCTGGCGGTACTACGATTACTGGGACGAGTAATGCTCGTCCTATTCCTACGACGTTGATTGATGGGATTGCTCCTGCGCCTCCTACTGGTGTGACTGTTTCGTCTATTGCTTATACGACGGATCAGAATGTGACGTTGGCTGCGGTGTCGGTGCAGTGGGATCCGGTTGGGTTTAACTCGGATGGCACTGCGGTAACTGATTTAGGTTTGTATGCTGTTTACTGGAAGTATACTGATGTTAGTATGTCTCCTGTTAGCGCGTTGTTGTCGTGGATGTTGGTTACGCAGACGCAGGATACGTTCGCTAATTTTTCGGCTGTGCGGCCGGGTGCGGCGATTCAGGTTCGGGTTGGTGTGTCGGATACTATTGGTAATTTTAGTGGTTGGTCTTCGACGGTTAATCATACTACTGCGTCTGATACGACTGCGCCTCCTACTCCGTCGACTCCTGTTGTTACTGCTTTGTTGGCTGCGTTGCGGGTTGAGTGGAATGGTTTGGGGTCTTTGGGTGAGGCTATGCCTAAGGATTTCAGGTATGTTGAGGTGCATGTTAGTACGGTGAGTAGTTTTACTCCTACTTCCACTACTTTGTGGGATACGATTGGTAGTGCCGCTGCGCTCGGTTACACTAAAGGCACGTATGGTACTACTTATTTTGTTCGGCTTGTTGGTGTGGATATGTCGGGGAATAGGTCGGCTACGTCGGCGCAGGCGTCTGGTGTTCCTCGGCAGATTTTGAATCCGGATTATGCGGCGTTGTCGATTGGGTCGGCGGCGATTAATGATTTGGATGTCGGTAAGATTACGGCTGGTACGTTGTCGGCTGCGGTTATTTTGTCTGGGTCGATTGCTACTGCTGCGTCGGGTGCTCGGTTTGGGATGAACTCGTCGGAGTTGTTTGCTTTTAACTCGTCGGCGGTGAAGACGTTTCAGGTGACGAATGCTGGCGCTGTTTCTATTCTCGGTGAGATTAAGACTGGTATTACTGGCGCGCGTATTGTTATTAACCCTAGTGGTACGGCTCCTACGGAGATCAGGTTTTATCCGGCGAATAATACGTTGGGTAAGTTCATTTCGTTGTTCACTGCGGATGTGCCTGGGTATGCTGGGTATTCTTTGACTTATTTGAAGGGTGACCGGCAGGCGGGGTTGTCTGGTGAGGCTGTTTTGCGTATGTGGTGGTATGAGGCTGCTTTTGGTTGGTTTGATTCTACTGCTGGGTTGTTGGTGGATACTGAGTCTGCGGTGTATGCGAGGCAGTATTCGGCTGGGATGAATTCGTCTAGGTTGCTTTTTATTGCGCATGGGTTGCGGGATGTTCCCTATCATGAGTTTGCGTTTACTACTAGTTCCGCGACGATTGATGTTGGTTTGGGTCGTATGAAGAAGGATTCGGGGGATGCTTTTATTATTGGGTGTCCTGCGAAGGGGAGTGCTTTTGCTTTTCAGGTGAATTGGATTTATGCGGTGGCTGAGGGTAACACGTCTTTGCATGTTGGGTTTACTGCGGATACGGTGACGCAGTCTTCTGGTGTTGCTAAGAAGACGAATATCAAGGATATTTCGGTTGATGTTTTGGATGTGTTGGAGAGGGCTCCTTCTAGGCAGTGGGAGTATATTGCGGATCATTTACCGAGGGGTGAGCCTGATCCTGTTCGGTTGCGACGGAGTGATCCTGGGCCGGGTGAGCATCCTGATGTGTTGGTTCCGGTGAGGTTGGAGAGTTCTCCGTTGGTGGGGGTTAGGCATCATTTTGGTCCGATGGCGGAGGATTTGCCGGTGGGGGTGCGTGTTTATACCCCGAGGGATCCTACTGAACCTCATATTGATCATGGTTCTATGATGGGGTTTATGTGGGAGATTTTACGTAAGTTGCATGGTCGGTTGAAGAAGCAGGGTTCTGATATTGAGGCTATTAAGGCGAAGGTGGGTTTGTAGTGTCTGCTCCTGTTGATGGTTCTGGTCAGGGTGTTCCGGTGGATGCGGGGTTGGTTATTGAGCATTTGGAGAGGATTCATGTTGCTACGGTTCGGGAGTTGGCTGTGACGGCGGCTAGGTTGGCTACGGTGGAGGGTGAGAAGGCTGAGTTGCAGCGGCAGTTGAGGGTTCGTGAGGCTACTCAGATTTCACCTCCTGGGTCACCGGATGTTGTGTCTGATTAGTTTTGTTGGGGGTGTCGTCCGAATACTCGCGGGGAGGCTTTCTTTCTTTGAGTTTGGGGGTTGTTGTGGATACGGCTCCGTTGGATGCGATTAATATTGCGCCGTTGTTGGCGAGTTTGATCGCGGGTGTGATTATCCCGAGTGTGGTTGATTTCGTGACTCATTCGACTGCTCCGTGGTGGGCGAAGTCGGGGATTGCTACTGGGTTGGCGGCGTTGGCTGGTGCTATTTCGACTACGGTGTGGTCGAGTTCGTTGGATTGGAAAGTTTATGTGTTGAGTATTTTCATGGCGTTTTTGGCCACGTTTACTTCGCATTCGGCTGGCTCGAGTCAGGCTGTGCAGAATGCGACGGGTGATTTCGGGTTGTTTAAGCAGAGCCCTCGGACGGATGTTTCTAATCGTCATGAGCTGATTGATCCTGATGGGCCTGTTATTGCTATGCCCGGTGCTACTGTCGCCACTAGTTCTGCTCCTGCTGATAAGCATTTGATTATTTCGGATACGGCGTTGTCCGGTGATATTAGTGTGCCTTCTGAGTTTACTGCTTCTCGGGAGCAGAGTGTTCAGCCTCCGTCGATTGGCCCGTTAACTAGCCCGGGTGGGCGCGGCTTGATTGATGGTCATTCTGATTGAGTGAGGGTTTGTGCTGACCTTTGTGGTCGCTCAGGTTTTAATTTTGCAGGCTGTGGTTATGCAGGCTGTTGCTGAGCCTACTTCTGTGTTTTTGCAGTATGGCCCGTTGGGTGTTATTGCGTTGTTGGCTTTACTTGCGGTGAAGGTTTTGTTTGATCGTGAGGCTAAGGCTTTGGATTTGGAGCGGCAACGTAATGAGGCGTTGTCCGAAGAGTTACGTAAGTTGAACGCTGCTATTCAGGATAAATATCTAACAACTCTCGCTGAGGCTACTACTGCTATTGGGGACGCGTTGCAGATTGCGCGAAGGGGACGAGATGCGCACTGAGACTGAGCGAGAGTTGCGACTTCGTTCCGAAGAGCTTAGGAAGCAGTTGCTTGATGCGGTGGCTTTGCTGGATGTGTTTGTCACTGAGTTGAAGGCGGAGACTGAAATTCCTATGCAAGGTTCGGGGGGTGAGTTTCGTGAGTCCTGAGGATCCGCTGGCGATTCGTGCGGCTACGTTGCAGGCTACTGTTTCTGCATTAACTGAGTCTGTTGATACGCTTATTAAGTCTACGGATAAGTTGGAGACTCGTACTTCGCGTGGTGAGCGTGGGTTGCGTTTGACGATTATTGGTTTGTGTGTGGATGTTTTGTTGTCTGTGATTGTGTTGGGTTTGGGTGGGTTTTTGTATGCGAGTAATTCTGATGTGAAGGATACGCAGGCTCAGTTGGAGGCGCAGCATCAGCAGGATACTGTTTTGCGCCATGATGCGTTGTGTCCTTTGTATTCGTTGTTGATTGGTTTCTATAATCCTGCGTCTAGGGATAAGTTTCCGCAGGGTCCTGATGCTTACGATCGTGGGTTTACTGTGTTGCGGAATGGCGCGTCGGCGTTGAATTGCCCGCAGTCACCGTGAGTGCGCGTCGTTGTGGTGGTGTGGTCGTTAGGTGATGGTGGCCCCGGGCGTGTGGGGACGAGCTGACTGAGGGAGTATGTTTTGTTTGGTTCGCGAGTTCTTATGGTTGGGGCGGCTGCGTTGGCGTTGGGTGCGGGTGTGGTTTCCCCGGCTTCGGCAGCGCCTGGCGATGACACTAGTTGTGCGGATGTTGGTCATGTTCGCCCTGGGTCTACGGTTGACTGTAATTATGATGGGTTGCGGGTGAAGGTTCGTGCCTTGGATCGTGACTGTCTGGTGTTGGTGAAGATTGTTGGTGGTGAGCGCCAGCGCGGTCCGGTGGGTACGACTGCTGACGAGGTTGATCGTCGTGCGTCTGAGCTGTTGGTAGGCATCCACCTTGGTGACTGCCGTAATCCTGTGACACCTGCTCCTGCGGAGCCTTCGATTCCTGGCCCGGTTCCGAGCGCTCCGCAGGCCCCTGTTGAGGAGGCTCCTGTGGCTGAGGCTCCTGCACCGCAGCCGGTGGAGGCGCATCTTCCTGTTACCCATTAGGGGGTTGGTGTGGGAGGGGGACCGTCCCCGATCGGTCCCTCTCCCTTGCTGAGAGTCACGGGTTTTTCTCAGTGGTGTCGGGTTTTGGTCGTCAGGTGGATGAGGTAGTTTTCCTGTCTGGCGATCGGTGCGGCTGGGTCTGATTTTTTTGTGGATCCTTTTGATGCCGCTTGAGCACGTTTCGTACTTGACCGTCACACATTATTCCTCAGTTCTCAGGAGATGTGTGATATGGATGTTGCGACTCGTGATAAACTTATTTTCGATGCTCTTGCGGCTTGTAGTGTTGATTTA